TCTAACAGCTTAAGCAACAAGATGGATAATTCCTTACTGGCTGTAAGGGATATTAACCATAAATATATTGTAGTAGATTGGAGAAATAACATGGTTCCAATCAATAGGAATACTGGCTTGTTTCACATTTTATGTGGATATCATAATAAAAATGGTTTCGATGAACTTTCAATAATTTCTTCATACAAAGGATTACCTTCTGATATGGATGAAGAAACAGCATTTTTGTTAGAAGATTTATCGTATACATCATATCTATCGTTAGAAGAAATACAGAATTTTGATTGGAATAAAGAAGTGTATTATTTCGAAGAAGAATGCAAGTATTCTGAAATTGCCGGGGATTTCTTTACTAAAATTATTCCTTATCTTTGTACAATTGATTGTAATTATAAAAATGTTCGAATTGTGTTTGGACTAAGCTTATAACAAACTAGAAAACTGAATAACGAAAACGAAGATACCCTGCTTACAACAAGTGGGGTATTTTCTTTTTGTGTTTTCGTTGACGAGTTTTCGAAAAGTGAGCCTTATTATGTATAGAATTCAAATATTTGCATTTTGCAAACTGGATAGCTATAATGGAGATTACGACACAAAAGAAAGGAAAGAAAATGTTATGAAAATGAAGAGATACTTATGTTTTTCGCTTGCAGGTTTGATGTTACTGTCATCCGGATGCGGATCAAAAGGAAAAGAAAGTAAAGCAGATCAGGCAGGCATCGAAAAGGAGGTAACCGAAACAAAGGCAAGCGAAGAAGTGGAAACCGAAACACAGGAAGAAGAACCTGATATGCTGCCAGCCGGATTCCAATTTGAGATAGAACCAGATAAAGGGTTTGAAAACTACGAAGTCCATTCTCTTTATGATCCAGAACCAAACTCTGATCACAGTGTAGATTTATTCAGTTACAGTCATATGTATGTAACTTATGAACGATTTTCAAATTACAACGCAGTAGATACGTCTTCTGGTATTATAATAAGTTCAAATGATCCGGATTTCGAATCATATGCGATTGATATCGGTAACACTGTAGAAGACATGAATCTGGAGCTTCCAAAAGAGCTCGGATTAAAAAGCACAAAGACATGGGTAAGCGATTCCAATCCTACCGGCGAGGTTAAGATTACAGATGAAGATTTTAAAGTCGATACGGTGGAATACGCTCCGGTTTTGAGTGTAAAAGCAATAAGATCGATGTTATATAATGATTCGGATATATCTGATGCTTTCCCAGGAGTTACACAGGAGACGTTACCACAATTCGTTGCGACTGAGGAGTTAAGTAATGTAAAACTTGATTGGAACGAAAATAATGAGATCAATGAAATCACAGTAAGACATATTGAGAACCAAGGTCTAATCAATCATAATGTTCAGACCTTTGTAAATGTATACGGATTAGAGTTCGACTACAAAACAACATTAGAAGACTGTCTGAAAACGTGGGGAGTTCCTTATTATCGTGAAAATTACACTTTCTGGTGGAAAACAGATAAGGGAACATTCATCAAAATAGAATTCAAAGCGTCCTCAGAATTGCAAGCAACAAAACTTTCCGCTGATTACGGACCTATGTTGTATGTTGCAACAACAGATATTCCAGATTTCAATCATTATTTGGACTTATGGCTTGCAGATAGACAAGACCCAATCGAATTAGATCTTTCTCCTATCTACGAGTCTACAGAAGAAACAACTGAGACAACTGAGCAAACTGAATAATCGAACCCAAAACAAACAAGAACTCAGATCTGAATAACAGTTATCTGGGTTCTTTTTGTATGTTTGCGATTGTCTTGAGCTTCATCATTGCTGGATCGTTGGTTTGTTTCCGGTTCTTTTTGTTTCCTTTGTCCGTGTTCGATCCATATTTATATTGTTACTCGTAAACAATTTAGTTTTGAACACAAAGAAAGGAAACGAAATATTATGAAACGAAAAGCAGTAAGTTGTCTGCTTGTTCTGGCTGCGATTATGACGATGACGCCTACGATTCCAACAATGGCAGCCGAAAACCCGGACAACACAACACAGTCGATGCAGACAACAACGGAAACTGGAACACAGAATTCAGTTGTGAAATATGACCAGGCGTCTGCGTTTACTGTTACAATACCAAAATCAATCGCTTTAAGCAGCAGTAAATCTGCAGAATACACGGTCAAAGTACATGGAGATGTTATAGGAAATGAAATCATTACGGTTACTCCAGATGCATCCGTGATATTATCCGACTCTAACGGCAAGGATCCTGTTACAGGCGACATCTCGCAAGAGAAGACAGAATTTTCGTCCACAGAAGTGAACGCACGTTCGGGGGGGGTACGGCGACTGGCAGTATATTAGCAAATAACCTTACTTCCGGAGACTGGTCAGGTAATTTTAAGTTTGTGATCGGAACAAACCAGATTGGTAATGGAATTGCGATCACGAGTGAAAATCTTGCAGCATATGGAATTGAGATAACTGGAGATGTTGTGATTCCGGAATATGTGACGGATGATGATAATACAAGGCATGCGGTAACCAGCATTGGCGATTATGCATTCCGTGATTGTAATGAGATGACGAGTGTCGCGATCGCTGACTCCGTTACCGAAATTAGAACTGGAGCGTTTGTAAACTGTTCGAAGCTGTCGAAAGCAGCCGTTCCAAATTCTGTGAGATCAATAGGAAATAGTGCTTTCGATGGATGTACCAGTTTATCATCGATCTCATACAACGGGAACGAATATGATTTATCAAACATCGTACCTGCGTTTGTAGAAAATGGAGTATCGGTTGGTTCTCATGTATTTGAACATTCCTATAGTGCACAGGTGTACACCTGGTCTGAGAATAATTCTACATGCACAGCAACAAAAACATGTTCAGAGTGTCATGACGTTGTAACAGAAACAGCTGATGTTAGTACGAAAACGACAGATGCTACATGTACAAACGAAGGACTAAATACTTATACTGCAACTTTTAAGAATTCAGATTTTGAGACGCAGACAAAGACAAGCAAGATATCAGCGAAAGGTCATAAATCGGTGTCTGCAAACAACGCGGTTGCAGCAACCTGTACCACGGACGGTAAAGAATCTGATACGGTATGTTCAGTTTGTGGTGTAACACTGGCAACCGGAAAGACGATCGCGAAAACCGGACATAAATATGGAACACCAACTTATACTTGGTCTAAAGATGGAAAGACATGTATTGCGAAACGTGTGTGTGCAAACAATGGTACACATATTGAAACAGAGAACGGAACTATTACAAATAAAGTGAAAACACCGGCGACATACACAACAAAAGGAACTACAACTTATACAGCAACATTTAAGAATACTGCATTTAAAGCCCAAACGAAAGATATTCAGAATATTCCTGTATTAGAAAAGTTAACAGGTTCTGTTGTTTTATCAGCAACAAGCGGTACGATTAGTTATCCTGCAGCAGGATCTTTTACGGTTACAAGTAATAAAAGTAATGGAACTTTAAGTGTAAAATCATCTGATCCAAACGTAGCAACAGCTACGCTTGATGGAAATACTGTAACTGTAACGCCAGGAACGACTGCTGGATCTGCAATCATAACGGTAACAAGTGCAGCCACAACCAGTTACAAAGCAGCAAGTGCAACTTATAATGTTACTGTAAAATCAGGCACATTACCAATAACTGCAAAAGCATATTCAGGGACCTATGATGGAAATACACATTCAGCATCTGTAACTTCATCTGTATCTGGAGTTACTTTTAAATACGGAACAGTAAAAGGTACATATAATTTAACTTCAATGCCTACGTATACAAATGCAGGTACATATGTTGTTTACTATCAAGCAACAAAAGCTGGATACACAACATTTGAGGGCAGCGTTAAAACTGTTATTCAGAAAAAAGCGACAACAACATCATTAAGCAACGCGAATGGTGTTCTTTACGTCACGACAACAGGTAACGGCACAATTACTGCACAAAGTTCAGATTCTAATATTATTGAATCTGTAACAGTAAATGACAAGACAATAACATGTATGCCAAAGAAATACGGAAATGTGGGAACAGCGACTATTACTGTAACAGTTGGTGAAACCATGAATTATAAAGCATCAAGTGATACTTATAATGTTACGGTTAGTAGTCGATTGATTGCAGATAGCAGTCTAAGTTTTTGGCATCCAGATAATAAATTTGAATTTGGCTATTTAAACGGGTCAGGTCAATATGTTGTTGATGGAGGTTCTATGTGGCATTGTGTATCTCTTATTCCTATAACGACTTCTGGATATTATTATATTGTCGGTCGTACTGGTGGCGCTCCAAGATCTTGCTTATACAACGATGCATCTCGAAACAGTTTATATCAATCATTTGAAAGTTCAGATGGTTATTATACTTATATCCCAGCCGGTAAATATCTTGGATCTCTGCTTTTCCGAGACGAAGGTTTTAATGCATTAGATTTAAGATTTGTAACATTTTCAAAATAGTGAAGTGTTTAATAAGGAGTTCGATTCAATTCGAGCTCCTTATCTTTGCTTATAAAAAGGATTATATTATTCTGGATGAGAGTGATGTAGAATACAGATACGATATACTGATTGTTTGAATCAAGCGCACACACGACTATTGAACTACTAACGTTCAATAGTATAAAGATCCGGAGTGTGTTTGATAGACAACGAAGGGTTCTCTCGAAGCTAAAGGTTAGAACCCAGAGTTACGATATCTAACTGAATTGTTTCCAAGATAAGAAACAACCTCGGAAACAGTATTCAATTGATAAGGAGAGATTAGGTTCAAACCTCGAAGCTTTAGCTTCGTTATTTAAACCTAACTCTCCAAAGCAAGCACACTCCGGATCTTTAGATCCGTGAGCGCTTGATAGCCTGGATAACCTTTCGTGTTTAATCTTTGAATGCCGATATTACTTTGAAATGAGGCTTGAACAGAGTGTAATACTTCATTCCGCGCTCGTTTCCATATTCTTTGATAACTGCAGCGCGCATACTATTGAGATTCTTCGTTTTGTCTTTGTTACGGTCAAGAAACTCAACAAAATCACCAGGGTTTTCGACCTCGGCGTTTTCGAAAATAATATCAGAGAATCGTTTCATTTTATCTTGCCGTTTATACGTTTTCACATTTAGAGGATAAGTTTTACTTTTGATGACTTTATATATTTGTGAAGCATGAGGTTGTCCATATACACGCATCAATGTTTCATGGATTGCTGTCAGATTGTTACGACCTAAGCAATTTATGAATGTATCGACTTGTTCCTTATTGAAATCGTATTTATTGTTTGATGAGTCCGTTTTTCTTACAATCAATTTCTGATTGACTGTTTTTATTTCAGCCGGAACCGATTCAGTCGATTTCTTTTCGGATGGAACAGATTGAACAGGAACCGAAGTAATTGGAATTGATTCAACAGGAATTTGAGTTGATGTGTTCGAATTGTTTAATTCCAAATTGATAGGTTCCGACTTAACTTGTTCCAGTTCATTCGAAATCGATTCATTTTGTTCTAAATCGGTCCGGTCTTGTTGTTTACGGAAAAGAAACTGATCATATAATTGCTTACAATGAGCTACATCGAGTCGTTTGACTGTAATGTTCCGATTATTCCAGAACTTTACAACACAATCGAATCCGTTATCGTTACTCATGATAATGAATTCGTCATCAGAATCCTGATTATCGCACATCAGATATCCAAGATAGGATACTAATTGAAAATCAAGACCGTTAGGACCGGTGTAACACTTTTTAAATTGAATCTGATGTGTCTGTTCAACAATTCGAACTAAGGATGTGTATGACATATGTGGTGATTTGTCGGTGTAAAAAACAATAATATCATCAGTCATCTCTGTAAACTCTAATAACATAAGCCAGTTGTCGTTTACGTTTTCACTGTCTACTAAATAATGTCTCATTTGTTTACCAATTCATCCAGGCATGATAATCGTATCATAATATCTGATGTTTTGCATTATATTTCGTTTCCATCGAGCTAATACATCTGTTTTGTGTATCTTTTTTTCGTTATCATTGTGGCGGATTGCATACGCTGCATGGCGATAAGCCCATAGCTTTTGCTTCGTCCAATGTTACTTCACGATCGCTCTTTAAATAGCGGCACCCAGCGTTATGATACTTACTGCCTGTATCAGTAATATGTACAATCACAGAGCCATTGCTTGTGGTATCCGCTGGCGTTGGTGCCGGAGGTTCCTGTACTGTTGTATTGTTATCCGTTTGTGCGGGTGCTGGAGTAGCAGCCTGTGTTTCGTTTGATGCACTTCCTGAATTCGTATTATTGCTGCCTGATGATGCACCCTTACTGCTTGATTTCTTTGTGTCTGAGTTTTTGGTAGTCTGTTCCGGAGTTGTTCCGTCTAATGCACTGTCTCCGGTTGCATAGTCAATTGTGATGCCAGGCTGTACATTATAGCAGTAGACATTGAATAGGATTCCGTCTCCATTGTCTTCAACGGATTTAGCTTCCATCAGAACTCCACTTGCAACCAGATTGTTTCCATCAAACATAGGTGTGACACGATATAAGACATGGTTATTCGTTTCTTTCACATAGTCAGCTACCATGTTCTCAAATGGAAGCATTCCTTCTGTATTTAAGTATCGTGTTCCGGTAATCAGGTTCTTTGTATTCGCATTTTCAGCAGATAACTGATATCCGATCAAATGACAACGGTTATAAAGATATTTTCCGCTCACAATATCATATTTTACAGTATGCCATCCACTAGGCTTGACCTGACCGATTGTTCCTCTTTCTTCCGTTGGCATGATCTCGGTACAAACATTAGCATAAGCTACACCGCAGCGACCAAGAGTATCAAGACTGCTGTAGTTTTCAAAAGCAGTTGTCTTCATTTCGTTATTGGTAAAGAATGGCACATTATTGTTTACTGCAACATAAGGACTGCCAGAGTATGCCGGAATATCTGATAACGAAACTGACATAGCAGTGCTTGTTGTATTCTTGCTGGTTGTAGTTTTCTGATCCTTGATTGCTGTTTCAGAAGCTGTCGTCTTGTTTTCGGCTGTGGAAGTCTCCGTTTCTGCTTCTGTTGCAATTTCAGTTTCAGTCTCGGTTATAGCTTCTTCTGTATCTTCCGTTCTTTCCGTACTAATGATTTCTATCGTTTCAGTTTCGGTTGATTCAATACTGATAACTTCGGTCGGTTCTATGTTTGCGACTTCTGTGGTACTGGTGTTAGAAGTCGGCGCTATCAAGCATGCGATAATGAACGCAACCAACAATGATGTACCCTTAATCCATTTTGGTTTGCTACCAAGCAGATCCTTCCATAAATCATCAACTTTTGAGATCGGAAGCAGCAAGATCGTCACTGCTACAAACAAGACCATTGCAAAACTTGGTATTGAAGCGATTGTCATGATTCCACAAATAAATACCAGAAACCACGATAGGTATCTGTGTTTCTTTGCTTTCTTCTCGGCTTCTTTTCGTTGTCGTTCTTCTTCGTATTTCTTTTGTCCGAACATATACATTTCCTCCCTATGTGATATGTAATTCTGTAAACATCATACCATATGTGTAATTAGAACAAAAATATTTATTTGTCTACTATTAACAAGGCTCACAATTTTGAAAACTCGTCATATTTTCTTATCTTGAGTTGTTGTAATCCTTATTCTTATGTTCCTGTTGTTCATTTGAGGTGTTAAGTATACGCGTTGCGATCATGCGTACCATATTTACCATATAACAATAACACCATACAAGGAGGAAAAATATGGTAAACGAAGGAAGATTGGTAAACGAAAAAAGACGTGCACTCGTAAATGATATCTATGAAAGATACACAACAGAGATCGAAAACAGTTTTGTTAACACAACAATTTGCGAAAACAATGACCTGAGATCCAAAAGGGTTACGGGTACAAAGCAGACAGATATTGTATTCGAACATATGGATTCCGTTTCAGCGGTAATGAAGTATGCAGGAGAGGATACAGCAATCTTGAATTTTGCAAATTACGAAACACCGGGCGGAGGCTTTCTGTACGGAGCAATGGCACAAGAGGAGGCATTATGTCTAGAAAGCACATTGTATCCAGTAATTAGTAACCATGAATTCTATTACAAAGAGAACAGACAGTCATTAAATTATGTTGGGGTTCTGTATAGTAATCGTGCATTATGGTCACCAGGTATTGTCTTTTTCAGAGATGGAAAAGAAAAGTATTGCGACGTCATTACATGTGCAGCACCGAATGCATCTGCATACTTATCAGCTGGTGGAAGCAAGGTCGTAAACGAAAAGGCATTATACGACCGTATTTGTTTCATTATTGATGAAGCTGTCAATAGAGGAACAAAAACATTGATTCTCGGAGCTTTTGGATGCGGTGTTTTTGGACAGAGTCCATATATACTTGGATACCTGTACCGTCAGCTTTTGCAGAAAGAATACAATGGGGTATTCGATCGTGTTGTATTTGCTGTTATTGACGAAGCGACATTAAATTGGCTGAGAGATGGATTTGAACAAGAATAGGAGGGATTCGTATGTTAGAAGCAAGTTCAGAAACAAGTAGACTTGAAGACCAGATAACAGACGAAGAGCTCGAGCGCAGAGAATCCGTTGCTGTTAAACTATTGAGATGCCGGAAACAGATGGCTTCCAATTATAGCAGCATCGAGACGATCTCGTTACAAAGTCCTGTTATCTATACGGATGATGCCTATGTCCAGAAGCAGATCGAAAAGGCGACAGAGTTAGAAGCAGACTTAGGATAACCAAGTGGAGGTTCATAACGGCTTCCACTATTCAAAAGGAAAGCGATTTCGAGAACGAGAAAACTAATAGACCAGGAATTTCCTGGTCTATTAGTTTTCAATGGGTTCACCAAAAGAGAAATGATCAAAGAGTTATACAACATGCATAGAAAACAGTACTCGGCGTGAAGGAAAAAAATAAATCATGACATCAATGAGGTGCTAACTGACTGCACGCCAAGAGGCGGCAGGTTTCAGTTAGACTATCTCTCGTCAGAGTTCCAGATCATCTATCTCAATATTTAATACGGAATCCTCCAAAAACGTCAGAAGGGACTCATACGTGTTTTCACACACTCCGTCAATCACTGCATCCAAACACGACTGCAGGTATTCCGAAAACTCAGGTCCTGGTTTTAACCCAAGATTGATTAAATCGTTTCCGTTAATCGCGAGATCTTTTAGAGAAAAAGCGGATTGTTGTTCTAAAACTGTATTCATAACCTGTTTAATATCTTCTGTTTTTGGATACCATGAAACGTTCTCTGGTCCATTTGGGTATACGTGATCGTCACGATCTGCCTGTTTCAAGATTAACCAATCTGATAAGAAATCAACTCCATATCGATTCAGCCAGCGTTTCACACATGGTTCTGTTGGAGTAATCTGGGTGTCATGAAACTTTATAAGCAATCGAATCTGTTCGGTTTCTTTTGCAGTACACCGGAAGTCGTTTGCTAATACTTCGGCTGCAATTTGTTCTGATACTTCTGGATGTCCATCAAAGCTATAATGACCTTTCTTGCTATTATATGCTTTTGTGGTTGGTTTTCCGATATCGTGTAATAACGCAGCCATTTTAATCGCAAACAAATCGGTATCACACAAATCGGTTACCGCAATCATGTGTTCATATACGTCGTGTTTATGATATGGGTTCTCCTGATCAAGACCGATGCATGGTTCGATTTCTGGAATAGCAGCTGCGATAACAGGAGTAAACTCCAGAAATGTCTTTCGAATCGGTTGTCCACATGTTAAAATCTTTTGAAATTCACTTGTAATTCGTTCTTTTGATACCTGTTGCAACATATTTCGGTTCCGAATGATTGCTTCTTTTGTTTCTGGCTCGATTGTAAGATTATATTTAATCGCGAATCGTAGAGCCCGCATAATTCGAAGCCCATCTTCTTGGAACCGTTCATTTGCATTACCTACAGCTCGCAAAATACCGTTTTCCAAATCCATAAGACCTCCAAACGGATCAATGAGCTTATCTTCAGATACATCGTAAGCCATTGCGTTGATTGTAAAGTCGCGTCTCGCAAGATCGTATTCAATATTAGAAACAAATTTAACAGAATCCGGATGTCTGCCATCTGAATAATCTGTTTCACCTCTGAATGTTGTTACTTCGTACTCGGTCCCGTCTACTAATGCAACAACTGTTCCATATTCGATTCCTTTTGGAATAACTGGATATTTTGTAGACAATACTTTCATTGCAATATCTGGAGTGAGATCGGAACAGATATCGTAGTCGTGAGGCTCTAAATGCATAAACATATCGCGTACGCAGCCACCAACAAGATACGCTTTTGATGATTTTGTATGCAGCAGTTCTAAGATGTCGATTACTGGTTGTGGAATATTAACATTATCCATATACATATCCTCCTTGTATATTATTCGTATTTTTCTAATCAACTACTCCGGACTCTGCTGAATAGTACCGTCTTTTTGTCATGACTGAACAGACAGTATCGGCATTGACATCTAAGTTTACCGATGTTTTAAGCCCAAAGTAATTGACAATCTACTTGTCTACTATTAACAAGGCTCACAATTTTGAAAACTCGTCATATTTTCTTATCTTGAGCAGAATGGCGTTTTCATCACGGTCATTGAATGGTCGATGATGCCAACTTAGTTATTCTAATACAAATACAACATCATACAAAGTTTCTGACGAGTTTCCCAGATTGTGAGCCTTGTTAGATATAAAAACAAAGTCACATAAGGAGTAAATGTATTATGAATTCATTGTTAAACGTATGGATAAATGGTATGGCAGCTGTAATAGCAGACAAAGATTTGTTTATATTTGCAATCGTTATGGAAGTTATAGGAATCATATCGTGTCATGATTTATATGCTGGAAGTGGAGTTGAAGATATACCTTTTATATTTATTTCGCTCGCAGTTGGTTTCTTATGGATAATTACATTTCTGTCGTTATTATTATAACTAGGAATTGTTAGCCTAAGAAGATTTCGCACATATTTAACACAAAACGAAGAAGGCGAAAGGAGAGAGAGACTATGGAACACACACACAATGGATTTTATGAAGAACTGGATGAGTTGCAAAAAGATGGTGCAGATGATTTTGGATTCCTTGAGAATATTTGTGCTTGGTCTTTTTTTTGTATAGGTTTCAAGAACTCTGACATATTTACAGAACATTTGTTATTTCTTGTATATATATAGCACATATTTAGAGTAAATCTATTAATGATTAATCGAGGAGGAACAAAATATGAGTAAAAGAAGTAAATTAATAGTGAGCAAATTAGCAGCAGCAATCGTTATAATATTGATTTTTGTTGGTTGTTGCGGATTAAGTTTGATTGTAACTTGTGGGATTGTTAAGCTGATTACAATGTGTTTTGGACTGACATTTAAGTGGTCAACTGCCATTGGTATTTGGCTTATACTTTGTCTTTTAAAAGGTTCATTTAACGGTTCGCAAAAGAATTAAAACGTAATGGCGTGTACGAAGAACTTTGCGAACATGTCAGACAGAGAGGTCTGAAAAAAGAAATCCGTAAACAAATAGAAGAGACTGACTATTAAGTTAGTCTCTTTTGTTTCCGGCATTTTGTATGCTATTCGCAAAACCCATATTTAGGATAACAAATTAAACGCATACGAAAAAGGAGGAAACGAAAATATGACACAAAATGAATTAAACAAGATCATCGAGAATCATCAGCATTATCTCAATAAGGATATCGATGGATGGGAATCCATGAGAGCAGATTTATCAGATAAGAATTTGAGCGGCTTGAATCTTAAAAATGCGAATCTTAGAGAGGCGAATTTTAGAAATGCGAATCTTAGCAATTCGAATCTTGGAGATGCGAATCTTAACAATGCGGATCTTGCATATGCGGATCTTAGAAAGGCGGATCTTAAAAAGGCAGATCTTAGAAAGGCGGTTCTTAGAAAGGCGGATCTTAGAAAGGCGGATCTTAGTAGAGCGGATCTTAGAGATGCAGATCTTAGCGAAGCAAATTTGTACAGAGCATTTTGTTTGCATACAAATTTGTGCAGAGTAGATCTTAGCAATGCGTACCTTAGAGATGCGGATTTGTACAGTGCGGTTTGTGGTGATACAAATCTGTACGGAGTGGATCTTAGAGGCGCGGATCTTAGAGAAGCGAATCTATTAAGAGCAGATCTCAGAAAGGCGGATCTTAGAGAGGCAAATCTTAGAAATGCATACCTGTCCGGAACCGATCTCAGTGAAAATGCAAAAATCGATTACCCGATTACATGCCCGGAAACTGGCTCATTTATTGGTTATAAGAAAGCAATCTACGGATATATCGTAAAGCTTCAGATCTGTGAAGATGCAAAACGATCATCTGCAACAACAAAGAAATGCAGGTGTAGTAAAGCTTTAGTCTTAGCAATCGAAAATATGGACGGATCTGATAGCGGATTACAAGAAATAGAATCGCATTTTGATCCTTGCTTTATTTATCGCGTTGGAGAAATTGCAGAAGTATATAATTTTGATGATAATCGATGGAACGAATGTGCACCAGGTATTCATTTCTTTATGGATAGACAAAATGCAGTTGAATATTAAAAGCAAATTAAAGAGATGACCGTTATGGTTGTCTCTTTTAGTTTCCGGTTTGTTTTGTATGTAATTGCTTCAGTCCATATTTAGGATAACAAATTAAAAGCATATGAAAAAGGAGGAAACAAAATATGACACAAAATGAATTAAACAAGATCATAGAGAACCATCAGCATTATCTCAATGAGGATATCGATGGATGGGAATCCATGAGAGCAGATTTATCATATAAGAATCTGAACGGATTGTATCTTAGCAATGCGAACCTGTACGGAGCGAATCTTAACAATGCGAATCTTAGAAAGGCACATCTTAAAAATGCGGATCTTAGCAATGCGAATCTTAACAATGCGAATCTTAGAAAGGCACATCTTAGAAATGCAAATCTTAGCAGTGCGGATCTTAACGATGCGGATCTTATCCATGCGGATCTTAGAGAGTCAAATCTTAGCAATGCGGACTTTAGAAATGCGGATCTTATCAACGCGAATCTTGCATATACGGACATTAGAAGTGCGGATCTTAGAATGGCGAATCTTAGAAAGGCGAATCTTAGAGAAGCGAATCTTAGCAATGCGAATCTTAAAAATGCGAATCTTAACAATGTAAATCTTAGAGAGGCGAATTTGTACGGAGCAAATCTTAGCTATGCGGATCTTAACAATTCGGCTCTTAACAATGCAGATCTTAGAGAGGCTAATTTGTACAGAGCGTTTTGTTGTTATACAAATTTGTGCGGAGTGGATCTCAGAAATGCTGATCTTAGTGAGGCAGATATGTACGGAGCGAATCTTAGGGATACGAATCTATTCGGAGTAAATCTTAAAAATACAAATATAGTCTGTGCAGTGATCAGTGAAGACACAAAAATCGATTATCCGATTGCATGTCCGGAAACTGGCTCATTCATTGGTTATAAAAAAGCATGCTATAGATATATTGTAAAGCTTCAGATCTGTGAAGATGCGAAACGATCATCTGCAACAACAAAGAAATGCAGGTGTAGTAAAGCTTTGGTATTGGCTATCGAGAACATAGACGGATCTGATAGTGGGTTACAGAAAATAGCCTCGAAATTTGATCCTTGTTTTATTTACCGCATTGGAGAAATTGCAGAAGTACCTAACTTTGATGATAATCGATGGCATGAGTGTGCACCTGGTATCCATTTCTTTATGGATAGACAGGATGCAGTTGAATATGGATTTTAAAAACATATCAAAGAGATAACCGTCGTGGTTGTCTCTTTTTGTTTCCGGTTTGTTTTGTATGCGATTGTTTCAGTCCATATTTAGGGTAACAGAACATAAGCATACGAAAAAGGAGGAAACGAAATATGACACAGGAACAATTAAACAAGATTATCGAGAACCATCAGCATTATCTTAATGAGGATATCGATGGATGGGAATCCATGAGAGCAGATTTATCATATAAGAATCTGAGTGGCTTGAATCTTAGAAATGCGAATCTGCACGAAGCAAAGCTTAGCAGTGCGAATCTTAGAGATGCGGATTTTAGAGAGGCAAATCTTAGCAATGCGGATCTTAGAAATGCGAACCTTAGAGAGGCGAATCTATTCAGAGCGAATCTTAAAGATGCGAATCTATTCGGAGTAAATCTTAAAAATGCAAATATAAGCTATGCAAAGATCAACGCAAACACAAAAATCGATTATCCGATCGCCTGTCCAGAAACAGGCTCATTTATTGGTTATAAGAAAGCAGGCTACGAATATATCGTAAAGCTTCAGATTTGTGGAGATGCGAAGAGGTCATCTGCAACAGCAAAGAAATGCAGGTGTAGTAAAGCATTGGTATTATCCATAGAGAATATAGACGGGTCTGATAGCGGATTACAAGAAATAGAATCGGATTTTGATTCTCGTTTTGTTTACCGCGTTGGAGAAATTGCAGAAGTATTTGATTTTGATGATAATCGATGGGATGAATGTGCGCCTGGTATTCATTTCTTTATGGACAGACAGGATGCAGTTGAATATGAACTTTAAAACACATTAAAGAGATAACCGTTATGGTTGTCTCTTTTTTTTTGTCCAGATAATAGAATTCCATGAGATTCAGTTTTTTATGATTGTTCAAACGGTAAATTCTTTTTCGTATTACTTTGTAACCCCGCGTACCATATTTAGGAATGTAAACAAATGCAATGATTCATGGAGCACAGGAAAAGAAGACGACAATGAAAGGACACCGAGTCACTAGCGACCTAATGAGGCGTGAACATCTGGGTGGACGGTCTGTGTAGAATATGAAACATGCGTTGTTACAATCATAAAATATCTTACCCAAAACGGAGGAAAACATTATGAAACTTATGGAAATCGTAAAACAGGCAGCAACAGCAGGTAGAGAGGTCGTTGGTATTGAAGTTACTATGAGTAATGATGACGCGTTATATCGTATTACAGAGTACGATGCGGAGTCAGGTGCTATCAAGGTCGCAAAGATCCTTGAGGACGGCACTACAGATTCCAACGAGATTGTATTAAGCGGCATTAACACAATGTTCGCACACTTCAAATACAATCCAAACCCGAAACCGACAGCAGACGCAGCAATCGTTGACGGGGATTTAGTGATCGATAACGGACCAACAGTATCCCTTGGCAGCATCAAAGCTCAGAAGGTACTTGGTGCGGTTCCTGGATTGGTAATCCTTGGAGTTGGAGAGCCAGAAGATGAGGAACTTGAGGTTTATACCTTCAATGCTCAGTTTTCTGCCGATCCGGACTTCGTTGGAACATTCAAGGACGCAGGATTCACAGTCCCAGCCAACACAAAGGCGGTTGTTATCGATGACCGCACTTACTTTATTGAAACGGTGATCACACCAGTTGAGATCAAAGATAAGGATGGCAAGGTAACAGATGTCAAAGAGATCTGCTCCAGCGATCTCATCCAGATCATGGCAACCGGTACTGGAGAAGATACAACCGTAAGAGGCGTATCATTCTTCGGAGATAACGGCAAGGTTATGGACTATGAGGATTTCTGCTACGAGGAAGATCTTGATGAGGATGACGAGGATTCTGAAGATGCTTACAATGCATACCTCAAAGAGTTCGGTGGCTCTGGTTCCGGATTTGCGGTTCCGATCGAGAGTGTCCGCATGGTAGAGCAGGCAGGTCGTAAAGATTTAGTTGTTGTAACCAAAGACACAATCGACGATGACGGATATCTTACAGATGAGGAACAGCCAACAATTCGCCTGTTCACAATGGACGGCAGAAAAGTTGGAACCTTCCTTGTAAACTCCATGGATGCGAAAGTATACCTTGGTGGATCTACAAAGAGTGCTCCTTCTGTAACTGTATTCGACAAAGACCAGATCTTTGTAAGAGCAGACAAATACGGTATGAAGATCTTAAAAGATCCGAAGATCGTCACCGCTCTGGAAGGTCACACAGTTTACTGCGGCAAGGAGTATGACGAAGAGACTAAAACTGCAACTTATTACTTCGGTGATGAGAAGCAGAACGTAGTCGGATTCTCATACAGAGAAACAGACAGAGGTCCTGTTATCAAACTGGTAACTGAGATCTAGTCTGGATTAAGTCTGTAAACAAAAACAATGAGAGTCAACCTTCGGGTTGGCTCTTTTTGTATGCGAACGTTCGATTCCATATTTAGGATAACAAAAACAAACGCATACGAAAAGGAGAAACCGAAATGAACAGATTATCAACTAACGAACTGAGACAGCTTATTAAGAAGTCAGGCATGACAACGGAGGAGTATTATAAGAAATTGTTTGCGTTACAGGAAGATATCGAATTTTTTAACCTGTATATGAAACGAAACAAAAAGAGCGAATACGGATTGGTTGTCAAAGTAAAAATAGGTGCCGGACGTGCTTTCGAGGATGTCTGGAAGAAATACGGATACGGAACAGACAAAGACAGTATCGAGCGTACATTTGCTGAAACTACTCTATTAAGTGTTATTTTCAAAGATATGTATGATGGTACTGACATCTATTCTGATGACGAGATCCGTAGTTTCAAATTTAGCTTTGAAATGTATGACGAGACAAAGATGAACGATTACATCTCAGACTTCATTGGATGTTCTTATGGATGCATGGACGTAGCAAGACAACTCGAATTACTCGAAACAAAAGAGTGTTAACAAAAACAATGAGAGTCAACCTTCGGGTTGGCTCTTTTTGTATGCGAACGTTCAATCCCATATTTAGGATAACAAAAACAAACGCATACGAAAAAGGAGGAACTGAACATGAGTAATAATGTAATAAATAATGAACCTGTACACGGATACAAGGTGTTTAATCCAGACTGGACCTGTAGAGATTTTCAGTATGAGGTTGGAAAAACATTTGAAGAAAATGTTAAACCGAGTTGCTGTGGTAGAGGGTTTCATTTTTGCAAAGAAGCTATTGACTGTTTTAACTATTACGCTTTTAATCCAAAAAACAAAGTTGCAGAAGTGATTGCACTTGGAGAATTAGACACAGATGGGGATAAATCTTGCACAAACAAAATCCAGATTGTACGAGAGGTCCCTTGGATAGAAGTCTTGACAATCGTAAACATTGGAAAAGAAAACACAGGGATAGGCAATACCGGAAGTTATAATACTGGAGGCCGTAATACCGGAAACTGTAATGCAGGAAACAAAAACACTGGAGATTGGAGCTCTGGATACTGGAATTCTGGAACAGGTAATGCTGGGGACGGCAACACTGGAGATTTCAATACAGGAAATTGGAACACCGGAAACGGTAACACTGGATACAAGAACACAGGAGATAGTAATATCGGAGACGAGAATACTGGAGATAGTAATATCGGAAACGAGAACACCGGAAAAAGGAATATCGGAGACAGTAATACCGGGGATTGGAACAAATCATCTTTTAATACCGGCTGTTTCAACACAAAAGAACAAACAATTATGTTGTTTAACAAACCATCGGATTGGACATTTCGTCGTTGGCTAGGATCAGGGGCAAATTGTTTGTTAAATCAGATGCCAAAGGATATTGTTGAATGGGTATATAAGAGTGCTATGACGGATGAAGAGAAACGTGAACATCCAACCTACGAAACAACAGGTGGTTATCTTAAAGTGCTTGATAATTCCGAAACCGCGCAGAAGTGGTGGGATAATCTTTCGGATGCAAATAAGGATACTATTAAGGCGATTCCGAACTTCGACCCTGAAATTTTCTACGAATGCACAGGAATCAAAGTAGAGTAACAGACAGAAAAGGAACCTATACACAGATTTGTGTACGGGTTCTTTTCTTTATGGAAAATGCTCTTTTTGTGTCCGTTAATCATAAATCCCAGACTTTGTAACCACAAATCCGGATCCATTGCATTTCGGACACGGGCAGCAGGATTCCTTTTCTTGTTTCATGAATACTGTTTGTGGAATCGGCAGATAGGAAATCTCATTACAGTCCGGACAATGTGCGACCTTTTCCTCGTAGGTCCCATATTTTCCACAAACAAGAGTTACGTCATAATTAAAGAGTTTCCTACAGTGTTTGCAAAAGAACGGGACCGAATTTACTTCAATTCGTGGGCGTTCCATTGTTTTGTACACAAGTGCGAGTTCATCGGTTCTGTTACCGTCTTCGATTGACTTCACAACTTTGTTTTCTTTCTGACTGTTGCCAGGTCGACCGTATACAGCATGAAATTCATACTCACAGTCTAAACATTTCGTATCATAATAGTTTCCCATACTTCAAATTCCTCCGTTGTATTCGTATTTGTTATCACTGACATACATCATTATAAGATATACTTATGGTTTTGTCTATTTTGAAGACAGATTGTTTTGTTTCCGGTTCTTTTTCGTTTCCTCTGTTTGTGTTTCGACCATATTTAGGCTGTTACTCGTAAACAATTTAGTTTTGAACACAAAGAAAGGAAACGAAATATTATGAAACGAAAAGCAGTGAGTTGTCTGCTTGTTCTGGCTGCGATCATGACGTTAACGCCTACGATTCCAACATTGGCAGCCGAAAATCCGGACAACACAACACAGGAAGCAACAACGACAGGAAATCAGGGAACAACTATCACATATCAACAGGATTCCGCTTTTACTGTAACCATTCCGAAGACGATTACTTTAGGGCAAAATAAGAGTGCAACCTATGACGTTAAAGTAAAGGGTGACATTTCCGGGAATGAGACGGTTACTGTTACTCCTGATGCGACCATGCAGCTGACGGATTCAAATGGAAAGGCTGCGGTTACTGGAACTATCACTCAGGATGTTACAGAGTTTGCAGCCGATCAGGTGAATCTACCGGATGGAGGTAGTACGACAGGTAACATTGTAGCAAACGAACTTACGTCTGGAGACTGGTCAGGCAATTTTGAGTTTGCAATCGGTGTCAATAAAGAGTTAGCTGCTGGATTATATGACGCAGATGGGAAAATGGTTTGCACTTGGGAAGAGAGCGGAATCGATGTAGGTAAAGACTATGCATTTAATAATTATAAAACTGATCCAGCGTCTGCGTATTCCGTATTGAAGACAAAGCCAGAAGTAAAATCAATTGTAATGCCAGACAGCGTAACAAGTATTGGAAATTACGCATTTTATGGTTGTTCGTCATTAACAAACATTACGATACCGGATAGTATAACAAGTATTGGCGATAATACATTTTATAATTGTTCTTCGCTTATAGACGTTGCAGTACCAAACGGTGTAACAAATATTGGAAGTTATGCATTTTATGGTTGTTCCAATTTAACCTCAATTGCCGTACCAGACGGTGTAATAAGTCTTGGAGACCATGCATTTTCTCGTTGTTCTGGTCTAACAGCAATCACAATTCCAAACAGTGTAACAAACATTAAAGACAGTGCATTTTCACGCTGTACTAGTTTAACATCAATTACAGTCTCAACCAGCGTAACAAGTATTGAATCAGGTGCATTTAGTGGTTGTATTAGTTTAACATCAATCACAATACCAGATAGAGCAACAAGCATTGGAAATGGGGCATTTAATGATTGTATAAGTTTAGCATCTGTAACCTATAAAGGACAGACATATACAAGCAAATCAACACTAACAACAGCATTTGGTAACAACGTAACATTGGGAACTAATCCGTTTAGTAACACGGCCTTAACCGATTAATCCCATACACCTCATACCAAGAAAAGTCACACAATAAAGTGTGGCTTTTCTAATTCTTTATATCCTTTTGTTTCCCTCTCTTTAATATGCCTTACTCTCGTACATATTTAGGATAACAAAACAACCCGCATACGAAAAAGGAGGAAACAAATTATGTTGATTACATTGATGGGAATTGCATTAATGGTTATTGGAATTATCATTGTCTGGATCTGTATTAAGGTTCCGAAATTCAAGAAGGTAGGCAAATATTTTGGAATTGTATTTCTGTCGGTTGGATTTGCATGGACAACATTTGTATTCGAGGCCATTGGACTGCAGCGCACAAAAGAGGATTCGGAGATAGCAAACAATCAGAAAGAATACGTAATGTTGTGTGCGAATATTCGTTTGCTAGAATCGAATCCGGATGATGAAGCAAAGGATACAATCATCGAAAGTGTGAACAACTGGAACGAAAAAGTAGACAACGGAAGAAAGTATCTCAAAGATCCGTGGACCAGCTGGTTATGGAACAAGAATATAGTCGACTCAATGGAATACATTGAGATTCCGGAAGACCTGATTAAATAACCGAAAACGAGAAGAGTTACTGACACGGTAGCTCTTTTTGTTTTGTTTTCGTTCATTCGTATGCATGTCTTAGTTCCATATTTAGGATAACAAAAATAAAGCATACGAAAAAGGAGGAAACGAAAATGTTATTTACATTATTAGGAATTATGGTTGTTGTTGTAGGATTTGTTGTCATCTGGATCGGAGTTATCCAAAATAAAACAGCGAAGAAAAACAAAATGGGTGCTTTGTGTGTAGGTAGCTTTGTTTTGGTAGTTGGAATCACATGGGTAATGACGATGGCTTTGATAATATTAGAAGCACATAGCTGTGCGGATTCTGATATTGCAAACAATAACAATGAATACGTATTATTATCTGCAAGTGTCTGTTTGTTAGAAACGAATCCGAACTATGAAGAAAAAGATGCAATCATTGAAAGCATCAACAAATGGAACGAAAAAGTAGATAACGGGAGACGATATCTTAAAAGTCCGTGGACAAACTGGTTGTACAGCAAGAGAGTTATTGAAGCGATGGAATACATTGAGATTCCGGAAAACATGATTAAATAATCGAAAAACGAGGAGAGTTGCCAATATGGTAGCTCTTTTTGTTTTGCTTTGTTTCCGTTCATTTGTATGCACGTCTTAGTTCCATATTTAGGATAACAAAACAACCCGCATACGAAAAAGGAGGAAACAAATTATGTTAATGGTATTAATGGGAATCGTATTTATTGTTATCGGAATCGCTATCATTGCAATCAGCGTTATCCAAAAGAGGAAAACAAAGAAGAAGAATGCAGGTGTTTTCTTCGGTAGTCTGTTTTTAGTATTGGGTTTCATTTGGCTTACATTAATGTTTGAGTCGATCTGGAATCAGCATAATAGTGCGGATTCGGATATTGCAAACAATAATAAGGAATACGCATTGTTGTCTGCAAGTGTTTGTTTGCTGGAAGAGAATCCAGCTTATGAAGAGAAAGAAATAATCATTGAGTGCGTGAACGAATGGAACGAAAAAGTAGAAAACGCACAAAATGGACTCAAAAATCCGTGGACAAACTGGCTGTACAACAAGAGAGTTATTGAAGCGATGGAACACATTGAGATTCCGGAAAGTGTAACAAAATAACTGAAAACGAAGAGAGTTACCAACATGGTAGCTCTTTTGTTTTGATTCGTTTTGTTTCCGTTCATTCGTATGCACATCTTAGTCCCATATTTAGAATAACAAAAATATATTGCATACGAAAAAGGAGGAAACGAAATGAATATTATACCAATTAATCTTAATTTCCAATTTGATGAAGGGGATGAAACAACACCGATTATTATTGTTGCTACAGATGACGTTTATGTTCATATCTGTCAGGTTATGAACGAAATCATGGAAACTCATTCTGTTTTGTGTGAATCGGAAGACTATGGAAAGTTAGGACGTACACCAGAAACACTTATGAACTATTATTGTTCAAAAGTTAGACCTGGATGGAACTGGTATCCAATTGCATATACAGTGGATCTTAACTAACTGAAAACAAAGAGAGTTACCAATATGGTAGCTCTTTTTGTTTTGATTTGTTTTGTTTCCGTTCATTCGTATGTACGTCTTAGTTCCATATTTAGGACAACAAAACATATTGCATACGAGGAGGAAACGAAATGAATTATTATTATCATTTAACGCAGCCAGAGTTTATTACCGCGATCCAGAAAGAAGGATTGAAACCAATGCTTGGAAAACGGTCAAAGTCAATCGGAGACAAAGAAGAAAGACTTTGTTTGTGTTCCGAAAGCAGTATTGATGCCTGGTCAATCATGCTTGGAACAAATACGGTAATCAAAGTTGTGGTCCCAGACGAAGACAAAATGAAATTGGTCGATCAGGGTAATGTATCTGATGAGTACAATTATGATGGTATTATTCCGCCAGAGTACATTGTGGATATATTTAGTGTAAAACCAAAGAAAGTCGTACTTGATCAGATCCGATCCGACTATATCTGGGGACTATCTGAATTCTGTACTTATTGTGCCAGATATTATACAGAATTGGAACGCGAGAATACAGACGAAGAGTATCTTGATGCGCTCAAAGAGGCTATTCAAGTAACCGGAGAGTTGTTAATCCCTGTAATTCCCAAATTATGTTATCCGGAGATGCCAAAAGAGGAACGAAAAGAGATACTAAAGTCAATTGGAAACCAGGGAGCGTATACCTTCTGTGATGATTATTATGTCAAAGTGGAAGCTGGAAAACCAATCAAGCGGTTATATCAGATGCTTACGGAATATCCAGAGGACGATCTTACAGAAATCAGAACGACGATCAACAAACTGATCAAAGATAACTTCAAGTATTGTCTGAGAGTCAACACAGGCGGATTTACAGGCTAAAAATCTGAAAGAAAACAAAGGGAGTTACCGACATGGTAGCTCTTTTGTTTTGTATGCGAATTATGAATACCATATTTAGGATAACAAAACAAAATGCATACATACAAGGAGGAAAGTATTATGACAAGAGACGAATTCTTAAACATGGATTGGAGCGACTCACAAATTGGGTACGATATGCAGGTTGTACTGCCGGACGGTGATAGTAGAACGATCGCTTATCTGACATTATCAAAGAAATATCCGAATTCATTATGTTTGGTTACCGACAGTAAGGAATTCCCAGTAATGAATTCAGGATGTGGCATAAACAAAAATCCAACACCATATGACGTGATCTTCAAACTGAAAGAGGATACAGATATCAAAAAGGTCATTGCCATTGTTGATAACAAAGTTTATGATCTCGATCCGGGATACGTTAAAATGAATCATTACGATAGCATACTTCGTTTTGAAAGAGCTAGAAACTTGATTTATTTATAACTGATTCAAACGTACTAAAAGAATAGAATCCATACATATACAGACATGTGTGGGTTCTTTTCTTTTTTATATGTGATGGGTGCGTACCATATTTAGAGTAACAAAAATATTACACACATTCAAAGGAGGATGTAAATCATGTTAGTTTTTTTAATCGCTGTTATCGTTTTAGTTCTGGCTTTTGTTCTGTTCAAGTTTACGGAGGAATCATTGGTAATCATTGTACCAATGTTCTTCTTAGGTCTCTACGGTACACTCATTACTGGCGGTCTTATCCTGTGTTCACACGTGGATGCAGATAAGCAGATCGCTGAAAACCAGCTTGAATACGAGACAATTATTGCCGAGATTCAGGCTGTGGACATAGATAACGAGGACGTCTCTAAAGTCTTAGTTATCAAAGACGTGTCCGAGTGGAATAAAGATGTTCAGAAGAACAAACACTGGGCCTCGAGTCCATGGACCTCATGGTGTTATAGCCAGAAGGTAGTGGACAAAATGGAGTATATCGAAGTTCCGGAATGGAACGTTCCGACTCCAGACAGCAACAAATAAAAAAACGAATTGAGTCTGCCATATTGGTGGGCTCTTTTTGTGTGTTCTCTGACGAGTTTTTCGAAAAGTGAGCCTTATATATTATAAACATACATTCAATGAGGACAAAAGATATGTTATTAGTATTAATATTTACTGCATGTTTGGCTATTGGAATTTTACTCAGACTTATTTTGGTTGAGTATAAAAATGATGATTGTACTTTTTTCGCTCAGGTTAGTTTTATGCTAGTTGGTGTTGTCGGATTGATCTGTGTGGGAACGGTTATTTTGTATTCTCATATTAGTGCGGAAGAGATTATTGTTAAAAATCAAATTGAGTATGAATCAATAATTGCTGAAGTCCATGCTGTTGATTCAAACAACGAAGATGTATCAAAAGTGCAGGTTATCAAAGATGTGAAAGAATGGAATCAGGATATTCATAGTAGTAAATACTGGGTATCAAGTCCATGGACGAACTGGTGCTATAGCCAGAAAGTTGTAAACGCTATGGAATATATTGAAATTCCGGAATGGGAAGCGGCTCCAGATAGCAGCGAAAACGAATAACAGGAAACAAAGAGAGTCAGAACAATCTGGCTCTTTTTTTCTGTATGTTTCCTATGACGAGGTTTTCTGAGACAGATATGAATTTTGTATTTCAAGTATTCCTATATACTTAATTCAATATACAACTACTAGAACCCATATTTAGGATAACAAAAATTATGATATTAAAAAGGAGAAAACAAAGTATGAAACAGGAACAATTAAATAAGATGATTAAATGCCATCAACATTATCTCAATGAGGATATTGACGAATGGGAGGAAACGCAAGCAGATTTATCAGATTATGATCTAAGTGGTTTGAATTTGTCACATAAAGATTTACGATATGCAAATTTGAACGATTCAAAATTTTATCATGCAGATCTTAGAGAAGCAAATCTTAGGCATACAGATTTTAGAGGGGCAGATCTTAGGTATGCAGATCTTAGAGGAGCAGATTTTAGGTATGCAGATCTTAGAGGAGCAGATTTTAGGTATGCAGATCTTAGAGGGGCAGATTTTAGGTATACAGATCTTAGGGAAGCAGATCTGAGGGATACAGATCTTAGAGAAGCAGATCTTAGGAAGGCAAATCTTTTGGGGGCAAAAAATTGATTATCCAGAAACGGGATCATTCATTGATTATAAGAAAGCAAGATATGAATACATTCTAACTGATCTGCACGCCTATAACTGAACATTAGTAATTCTATAATTGAACATTAGTAGTTCAATTATCTTGAGAAATTATCTTGAGTAGGAAGTAGGTTTCAGTATAGGCGGACGTCACTTAAAGTTTGAAATATTGGGACGTCGGATTTTCATTTCCAGATAACAGCGAAAACGAATAACAAAAAAAACAAAGAGAGTCAGAATAATCTGGCTCTTTTTTTTGTGTGTTCCCTGACGAGGTTTTCAAGAAGTGAGCCTATTAATTATAGTTAACAAAATCATAGAAAAATGAGGGATCGAACATGGCAGTAATTCTGCTCTTAGGAGTTATGTTTTCATGGTTGATTTTGTTCATAAGCACAATTGCATACCTTTATGATTTTGATCTGTCTGGTCATGAATCTGAATTTTAGGATCTGTTGGAGTTGTTTGTAGAACTAGGATCCATAATCATTGTATGCGAGGGTCTTTTTCTAAACGCGAAGCTTGTATTCCAAATATGTTTATGTACTTAACTTAACATACAACTACTGGAATCCATATTTAGGATAACAAAAATCATGATATTAAAAAGGAGGAAACGAAGTATGACACAGGAACAATTAAACAAGATCGTCGAAAATCATCAGCATTATCTTAATAAGGATATTGACGGATGGGAAAACATGAGAGCGGATCTTAGCAATAAAATTCTATACGAAGCCAATCTTAGAAGAGCTGATCTTAGAAATGCGGATTTTAGAGAGGCAAGTTTATTCGGAGCAGATCTTAGATATGCGAATCTGTCCGGAGCAGATCTTAGAGATGCAAATTTGTGCAAAGCGAATCTTAGAGGTGCGAATCTTAGAGGTGCAAAACTTCAAAATACAGATATAGTCTGTGCAGTGATCAGTGAAGATACAAAAATCGATTATCCGATCGCATGTCCAGAAACTGGTTCATTCATTGGTTATAAAAAAGCAGTCTCTGAAAAGATTGTAAAGCTTCAGATTTGTAAAGACGCAAAACGATCATCTGCAACAACAAAGAAATGCAGGTGTAGTAAAGCATTGGTCTTGGCGATAGAGAATATAGACGGATCTGATAGCGGATTACAGGAAATAAAATCGATATATAATCATTGTTTTATTTATCGAGTTGGAGAAATCGCAGAAGTACCTGACTTTGATGATAATCGATGGAATGAATGCGCTCCTGGACTTCATTTCTTCGTGGATCGGCAAGATGCAGTTGAATATGAATTTTAAAAACAAAGTAAAGAGATGACCATCGTGGTTGTCTCTTTTCGTTTCCATTTCTTTTGTGTGCGTTTGTTTCGTCACATATTTAGGATAACAAATACATTTGCACACAAAAAAAAGGAGGAAACAAAATATGGAGATACTTAACACAGCAAAAGAGAAACGTATCATTGAGTTCAGCCAAGAGGAACTTACATTGCTTTGTCATTGTCTTGGCGAACAGCGATACGAAGTAGTCGACAGTTTTGATTCTCAGACACTTTACGCGAACCTGATGATGGCGATTGAAATGTGTCAAGATAAGAAAGAAGACGATGTAAAACCACCGATAAGTAATACGGATTATGTTGTTATGGAACAGGTTGAAGAGATTAATGATGCAATCTGGAATTTGAGTCTGCTCAATGATGAAACTATGGAAGACCCAACCACAGACGAATTACAAACAGCAGCGAAACAGGCAATATCCTGTATGCATTTAATGGTTCGTATTCTTTGTTCTCGTCATATGACAATGCGGGATCTGTATAACGAACTTAGAGAGAAACAAAAATAATCAGAAACAATTAGAGCTTGCGAATATGCAGGCTCTTTTCGTTTCCGTTTATTTTGTGTGCGTTTGTTTTGTTACATATTTAGGATAACAAATATATTTGCACACGAAAAAGGAGGAAACGAAATGAAAGCAACGAAAGGATTTAGAAAAGACATGACATGCAGAGGATTTCGATACGAGGAAGGAAAATCGTATCATGAAGAAAAAGCAAAATGTCGTGAAACTGGTTTTCATGCATGTGAATACCCATTGGATTGCTTCACACATTACGGACCAACAGAAAGCGAATACCATGAAGTAGAGTTATCAGGAGTTATCGATAAAAGCACTCTTGATACAAATATGAGTACTACTGATATCAAAATTGGACCTAAGTTATCATTTACAGAACTTGCGTTGAGCGCGTATGATTTCATTTATAAAAAAGCTAAAGAAGTCTCTGTTTATAAAGGAGCAAGTAGAGTCGAATCGGTTATAAGTAATCATAATGTTGTATCTAAAGGAGGATACGGTTGTGTTGCATCAAATACTAGATCCTATGGAGCTGCTGCTGTATATGGACCAGAATCATCTGCATCCGTTACTGAGAGTTTTAGCACATCAATAGCAGATGGATCGTCAGCAACGTCAACAGCAACTAGTTATAATAGCATTGCATCTGCAACTGGATACGATAGTATTTCGGCAGTAACTGGCAAAAACAGCGTATCGTCAACAGAGGGAATGCACAGCATATCCGGGACAACCGGATGTTATAGCGTTTCGTCTGCTACTGGAAATCATAGTGTTTCAGTAACAACAGAAGAGGAATCAGTATCATCAGCGAATGGATATGGATGTGTATCAACGACAACAGGGAGAGATAGTTTTGCTTCTGTTGAAAGTGATACAGGAATTGCTGTTGCATGGGGATATAAATCAAAAGCAAAAGGCTGTATTGGCTCTCGTCTTGTTTTGGCTGATTGGAAATGTGTCAGATATACACTAAACGAAGAAGACGCATGGCAGTTGGTTGGAGCGAAAATGGTGATCGTAGATGGTGTTAATATTAAAGCAGATACTTATTATCGCTGTATCAATGGTGAAGTAGTCGAAGCTATTGACGAAGACGAATAACCCGAAACAATTAGAGTTTGCAAATGTGCAGGCTCTTTTTGTTATGGATTCGAATGGTTGTTTCCGGTTATTTTGCATGCAATCATCTTATCACATATTTAGGATAACAAACAATAAAGCACATAATAGAGGAGGAAACAAAATGTCAGAAACAAAGAAAACATGTCCATTCGGAACAGTAGGAGATCAGAACCAGAAAGCGATTCTTTACCAAATCCTGCAAAATGGATTCAGAGACGAAAATCCGAGACCACATTATGAAGATATGTATCATAATGCGCATCTTTCTGATGATTGCAAATATGTGATCACAGAAGACGGAAACAAGATCGAAATTGAAGAAGGAACTGCATTTACAAACGGCTCAGATGTAACCGTTTATGTCCCGGCTCATACGTTATCCATTAACCATGTTGTTACCAGATACGACTTAGCAAAAGGTGATTGTCCGATTTTGACATTGAGACCGATCGCATGGAAATCAGCAGTCAAAGAAATCTTATGGATTTACCAGATGCAGAGCAACAAACTGTCAGACCTTCATGATCTTGGTATCAAATATTGGGACCAGTGGGATATTGGCGACGGAACAATTGGCTGCAGATATGGAGCAACTGTAAAAAGACATAACCTGATCAATAAGTTACTGAATGGATTAACAGCCGATCCATTTGGTCGCCGTCATATCATGTGCATGTGGCAGGAAGACGATTTTTCAGACGAAACAGGAGGAACAACCAAAGGATTGAATCCATGTTGTTATGAAACGATCTGGAATGTAAGAAGAGGAATCGACGGTAAATTGTATCTGGATATGCTCATGAATCAGCGGTCCAGTGACTTTATCGTATCCGCATCAATCAATGAGATGCAGTATGTGGCGCTTCAGTTAATGGTCGCAAAACATTGTGGATACGAACCTGGCATATTCACGCATGTAAGTGAAAACGTGCAGATTTATGACAGACATTTGAGTCAGGCAAAAGAAATCGTTTTTAATCGAAACACAATTGATTGTGATCCAAGATTTGTTCTGGATACAGAGAAAACAAACTTTTTCGATTTCACGATTGATGATTTTAAACTGATCGGATATCCAAGAGAAGAAATTGCAAAGAAGAATCCACAGATGAAATTCGATCTTGGAATCTAAAACAGAAACAAACAGAAGGACTCGCTTTATGCGGGTTCTTTTTGTATGTGTATGAAAACTTACAACACAAATCCATTCATTCCATATTTAGGATAACAAACAATTACACACACCGAAAAGGAGGAAACAAAATGAGTGAAGTAACAAAAATAAGTGGACCAGTACATGGATATAAGGTTTTTGATTCGGATTGGACCTGTAGACCAGCAGGAGCTAAACCAAAACAATATACCTGTCCTGGAAAGTTTGAAGAAGAAGGAAAACTTGAGGTTTGTTGTCATGGTATGCACTTCTGCCGGACTGCTGCTGACTGCTTCAATTATTATGATTTTGACAGTGAAAACAAGGTTGCAGAAGTCATTGCTTACGGTGAGGTGCTGACAGTAGGTGACAAGTCCTGTACCGACAAACTTGAAATAGTGCGTGAAATTCCTTGGGATGAAGTGTTGCGAATCATCAATCTTGGAAAGAATTGCACCGGGAACAGGAACACAGGGGACTGTAATGCTGGAAACAGGAACACAGGAAACTGGAATACCGGGAACAGGAACACCGGGATCAAAAACACCGGGCACTGTAACACTGGGGACAGGAACACTGGGAATAGGAACACCGGGATTTGTAACGCTGGAGACAGGAACACCGGAGACAGGAACACCGGAAACGACAATACCGGAAACTACAACACAGGGGATTGGAATACCGGGTATTGGAACACCGGGAACAACAACACCGGGTACAAGAATACAGGAAATAATAACACTGGGGATAGGAACACTGGGAATAGGAATACGGGGGATTGGAACAAGTCATCTTTTAATACTGGCTGTTTCAATACAAAAGAACAGAAGATATTGCTGTTCAATAAACCGTCAGATATGACCTATAGTGACTGGTGTGAATCTGATGCACGGTGGTTATTAAATCAGATACCAAAGGATGTTGTTGAATGGATTTGGTCAGACGACATGACTGATGAAGAAAAGAAACAGTATCCGAAATACAAGACAACAGGCGGTTACCTGAAAGTGCTTGACGAGTCTGAATGTGGTCAGTTGTGGTGGAATAATCTCGAAACAAAAGACAAAGACATCATCAAGGCGATTCCAAACTTTGATCCAGATATTTTTTACGAATGTACTGGAATAAGAGTCGACTAACGAAAAACAGAGACTGACCAATTGGTTGGTCTCTCTTTTTGTCTCCAAAGTATTTGTGTGCAAGTACTTAATACCATATTTAGGATAACAAATAAATTTAGCACACAAAAAGGAGGAAACGAAAAATGAGTAATAATGTAACAAATCACGAACCAGTACATGGATTTAAAGTATTTAATCCAGACTGGACTTGCCGAAATTTTCAGTATGAGGTAGGAAAAACATTTGAGGAAGATGTTAACCCAAGTTGCTGTGACCGAGGATTTCACTTTTGCGAAAAGGCTGCCGACTGCTTCAATTATTACAAATTTGACAGCAACAACAAAGTTGCCGAAGTCATTGCTTATGGTGAGGTAAGAACAGACGGCGACAAGTCCTGCACAAATAAAATCCATATTGTAAGAGAGATTCCTTGGATGGAACTCTTAACAATCGTAAATACTGGAAAAGATAATACAGGATTAGGAAACACCGGAGACATGAATACTGGGGTCTGGAACACCGGAAGCAGGAACAACGGAAACAGGAACACTGGGAACAGGAACACCGGAAGCAGGAACACTGGGCACTGTAACACTGGTGACTTCAACACCGGGGATTGGAATACTGGGGATGTGAACAACGGGAATTGTAACACCGGTGACTACAACACCGGAAGCAGGAACATCGGGGACTGGAACACCGGAAACTGCAACATCGGGGAATGCAACACCGGGAGTGGAAACACCGGGGACAGGAACACCGGGAATATGAACAGCGGAAGCTTCAATACTGGGGATTTTAATAATTCGTCTTTCAACGCAGGTTGTTTCAATGTAAAAGAACACAAAATCATGTTGTTCGACAAACCGTCAGATATGACCTATCAGGATTGGTTAGACTCAAAGGCCAGGGAATTACTGAGACAGATACCAAAAAGTGCTGCTGAATGGGTGAATACAGACGACATGACGGATGAAGAAAAAGTAGCACACTCAACATATAAGACAACAGGTGGATATCTTAAGGAGCTTGATAAGTCTGAATGTTGTCAGATGTGGTGGGATAGTCTTGATATAGACGATAAAGAAATCATCAAGGCGATTCCAAACTTTGATCCAGATATTTTTTACGAATGTACTGGAATTAAAGTCGACTAACAAGAAACAGAGACTGACCAATTGGTTGGTCTCTCTTTTTGCCTCCGGTTGTTTTGTATGCGAAGAATTGAGTCCATATTTATGATAACAAAACAAATGCATACGAAAACAAAGGAGGCAAAAAGTATTATGACAAGATCAGTAACAGAAGCAACAAATCGTGTCAGAAAATGCTTAGAAGGCGGCAGATTCTGGGACGTCATAGAGACACCTGGAAAAGAAATTGAAGTGTATTGGTGCGGAGACTTACGTTTCGTGATCAGCAGAGATTATAACGAGGACTGGATTATTTCAAGCGAGCACGAATTGAATCTTGAGACTGTTGCACGTGTTTGGGAAGCAGTCAAAGGATACTAAAACAGCAACAATTAGAGTCGACTACTATAGTTGGCTCTTTTTGTGTGCCTCCGGTTGTTTTGTATGCGAAGAATCGAACCCATATTTAGGATAACAAAAACAAAGCATACGAAAGTAAAGGAGGCAAAAAGTATGGCAAAGAAAAGATTGAAAGATATGACGGATCACAAAGTAATGAGTTTCAAAGAAGCCGCAAAAGCGTTAAATTGGACTCTCACAGAGGACGACGAAGTTTACACAGTATCCTGTGACTGCGGTAGCAGCAAAATTGAGTATACTGGAGTAATTGGCGTACAAAAAGTAAGATGCGGTAATTGCGGGAAACAAATGTCAAGTCTGATTTCTTTGAATCCGGCTTGTCGTTCAATGCTTGACATCGATAAAGACGAGGAAGGAAATGAGCGGTTCTGGATCATTGAAGACAAGAAAGAAGTCGATAATGATGAGAATCAGACAGAAACGATAACAAGCTGGCTTGCAAAGCAGGAAGATTACGGTCTCTGTAACCCACCAATGGATGCTCAGAAAGCATTGCTTTTTCTGGCTGAGTATTTGGATATTCCGGAAGATACCATACCTGAAAACGAACAACAGACAAATACCTATATTGTTTGCAAAATCTTAGACAGATACAGCAAAAAATATAGAAAGGAATTGAAAAACAAATAAGAAACAAACGAAAGAGCCTATTCCAATTTAGTGGAGTAGGCTTTTGTGTACCTCCGGTTGTTTTGTATGCGAAGAGTTGAACCCATATTTAGAGTACAAAAACAAAGCATACGAAATAAAGGAGGAAAAGTGAAGTATGGAAAAGAAAAGATTACAAGATGTTACTGATTACAAAGTAATGAGTTTTAAAGAAGCTTGCGATCATCTTAACTGGAAGTTACCAATGAGTCCGTTTGGTGATATAGTTGGAAATTGTGGTTGCGGATGCGAGCTTAAATTTCGGATGATTTTGGGAAGAAATTACCTCATGTGTCCAAAATGCGGAAGATATATGGTAAATATATTTTCTCCTGTTTGTGAAGAAGTAAAACAGAGAACACCACTTGACGCAAATGATTTTAACTTTGAAAAAGACGCAAACGGATGCGATCGGTTCTGGATTGCTAAATTCGATGGATTCGATCATGGTGGAATCGTTACAGACAAAACGAAGGTCGAAGAAAATCGTGTCATTCCAAAAGCCGCATTCGTTCAAAAGCCGTTAGATGAAGGGATTACAATAGAAGAGATCACAGAACTTGTCGGCAGGCTCGAATGCGAACAGGTAATTCCAATCGAAGTGCAGGCAAACAGTAGTTGTGCTATTGGTTTTATTTCATTGGATGCTGCTGAAGAATTAGATTACGATTATGATAATCTGATTCGGAATGTATCTGAGGTAATCGAAGACATGGATAACGAAACAGAGTATGGAAACTACGATTTTGATGGATTTCCGGTATATATCGGATATTAGCAGGAGGAAACAATATGAAGAAATCAGAGAAAAACATGATCTTTCAGGAAGCTGCATTAATGTCAGATGAGAAACTGAAAGAAGCGTATTATGATTCTGTAGATGCTTGTCTCGGAAGCCAGGCAGAAATTATGGAGGAACAAGGCTGGGATCCTGTAGATATCAAAGAACGTCGCCAGTATGAGAAGTTCCTTTCTGAGAAATCGGATCTTTTGGGATTCATTTGCAATATGAGAGGTATCAAACTTTGGGAGATAAGGAATCATAACTAAAAAACAGAAGAGAGATCGCATTCATGTGGTCTCTTTTCTTTTAGACTTTACTTGACATATAACGTAATTGCGTTATAATGAACACAAAGGAGTGATAATCAATGAATGACCGTTTAAAGAAAAAAATAAAAGAAACTGGGAAAAGCATATATAAAATCAGTCAAGAGAGCGGAATTCCATATACAACATTGAATGAATTGATCAATGATAAGAAAAATATTAACAACAAAGCAGCAGAAACAGTATATAAGCTTAGTTTATATTTGAATTGCAATATAGATGAGATTCTGAACAACATTGCTTTTCTCGAAAACGGAAAAGGAACTTATCTTGGATATCGATATTATTGGAAAGTAACGAATAGTGGAATAGAGTTGCATATACTAGATAATAATGAAGATTTAATGTTGCTCACTCTAAAAAATATGTGTCAAGATTTATATGATTGTTATCGGAAACAAGTACCTGAAATGATGATTGAAGATTATGATAATGAAAAACGAGAATGGGAGGCATTGCTATGAGTCAATACGCATTAATGCATAAAAATGATGTTTGTGGAAGTCTAATTATCGATGACGAAACAGGGACTCTAAAAATATATAAAGACAACGGAAGTGGGTTATCACCGTTTTTGGGAAATGCAGATACGAGAAGAATGAAACATTGGTGGGAAGGGAGAGCTGTTCCTGCTTCTCGAAAAATGATGCAGGAAGTATTAAAACAAGCTGGATGTACGAATACAAAAATGTATCTGGCAAAAAATCTTGCTCTATCAATGACAGATTCTTATTGGATTCGACCACTGGATATGGATGTAAAATATGAAGATGTGAAGTTATCAAGTATGAATCCATTTTCTGACAATAAAGTTCCATATCACAATGCAACTTCTTATGATTCGAATGCCGCATTAGGTGGACAAATGGAAAAATATTGGGATATCGAAACACAATTTCCAACGCTTGTGAAAGAAAGTTATAAGTATTTTGGACAGCAGGCGATAAATGAGGCTTTTGCAACTTATTTGCATGATTTACAAGAAACGACAATCCCTTATGTTCCTTATCTTGCGGGACATACAGAGGATAATGGTCTTTATTGTAGATGTGATGCATTTACAAACGATTCTGTTGAATTAGTATCCGCATATGAAGTTATCGAAGGATCGAAATTGCAAAATGACAAATCATTATATGATAACTATATTCGGATATGTGCAAAATTAGGAATTGAAGCTCAAGAAATTAGTGATTTTATGGATTATCAGACGTTAACAGATTTCATTATCAGTAATACAGACGAACATCTTGGAAATTTTGGTATTCTAAGAGATTCAAACACAATGCAATATCTAGGTCCAGCACCAATATATGACTCTGGTAATAGTATGTTTTTCAAAGAATCATCAACGGTTCATACAAGATTAAGCTTATTGCAGCAACCAATTACAAGTTTTTACGATTCTGAAGAAAAAATGGTTAAGAACATAAAAAACAGACAGTTAGTAAATATAGATTTACTTCCAACGGTTGAAGAGACAATTGCTTTATATACATCATATGGATTTCCAGAAGAAAGAGCCATAACAATTGCAAATAACTATGCATTAAAGGTTGATATGGCTTACGAATTCGAAAACGGAGCAACGATATCAATGTACCATGAAAGACAAAAAGAATCAGAAAATATTCCAGAAACAAACAACCTAGAGGATAATACAGACGATTTTGATGTCGGAGAGGATTTATAGAGATCGCATTCATGTGGTCTCTTTTCTTTTGGTAACAATAACGGTATACTAACCATGGGATATAAAATTTTCATGCTGCTTTGTCGCAACACATATTTAGAATACAAATAAGAGAAGAGGAAAGGAGAAATGCTATGTTTGATGAGAAGAATATCGAACTTGACGAAAAGCATTCGAAAGAAAAGAAAAAGGAATACCTGATTAGAGACGACGAAGGAAATATTCAATTCGTGTATTCTATATACAGAAGACCAGAAATGGATATTATCTTTCCACAGTTCACTCCTGTATTAAGTACAGGGTTATTGCCTGTGATTGATATACTTGATGACAAAAAGGTTCTTACTTTTGAACCAAACCCGATTGGATCCGTCATTACTCAGTCATATTTTGGCAAGTTCATAGATGATTCTGTATTTGCGAAAGAAGCGGCAGAATACATTATGGATCACTTTGAGGAACTTTAACAAACAAGGAAAGACACTGCTTATTCAAGTGGCGTCTTTTTTTTTCTTGCCATACATAGGGAGGTCTCCGCACATATTTATGAAAAATGAAGATATGGAGGAAACCATTATGAGTAGTGTAAATGACTTGTTGAAGGCAATTGCAAACAGAGATTATTCACAGGAATATATTAACGAAGACATAAGTTTTGTAAACGAACGATTTGATAAGTTTCGGAAATACTTTAATGCAGTTTACGAACATGTTTACGGTAGCTCTACTGCGTTAACATTAGTTCACGGAGGGATGATGACACCAGAAGCCTATCAGGATATGGTCGTTAATCTTGATGGAAAAAGAAAACACGCACATGATATGGCAATCGCAGCCTGTGAACAGATCAATCGTCAGTGTGATATGTATGGAATCGATCATCTGTGTCCGGAAGTCGAAGTCGATCCAATCAATAAAGAAAAGTGCGTAAACAGAGGAGAGATTGCAGATTTTGTTGGTCGATATGTGTATTCCGTATTTCAGCAGGGACGTGAAGGCAGAACTATGGATCAGCTTATCATTGACAATGAGATGAAATATGGTGACCGTCCGGCACTTGATGTTTCGTATGAGATTGCGAAAGATGCAGGCAGAAATCCAGAGCATGCATACAATCCAGGCGACATGGATCAAAATGCATACGGAGAGTTCGAATACAAAAGTGGGGTTGCCAATGACGATGCTGGTGGGGATTCTATGGAAGACGTCGAATATGATGACGATGATTTTGGAGAATTATGACGAGTTTCCGCAATTTTGAGCCTTATTATGGTATATAATATTGTGGAAGGGCGTAAATGAGACTCGAGAAAGGTGGAAACGAAATGAGTAGTGTAAATGACTTGATTACGGCAATTATGAACCGAGATTTTGACCGCGATGAAATTGAATCAGATATTGCATTCGTAAATGCGCGGTTTCATATGTTACAAACCTATTTTGACGCGGTTTATAAGGAATCTTACGGACATTCTGTAGCTCGGACATTGGCAAATGATGAACATATTACTTCTGAACGATATGTAGAATACATTGAGGAGCTCGAATCTAAAACAGCAGATTGTTTGGACACGGCAATCGCAGCCTGTGATCAGATAAACAAAATGTGTGACCAATATGGGCTGCAACATCTGTGTCCGGACGTGGAATACGATAAACAAAATGGAAACAAATGTATAAATCGAGATGAGATTGCGGAATTTATCGGTGATTATATGTGTTCTGTATTCGAACAAGGACGAGAAGGCAGAATGATGGAGTCAATCGATATGGAGTAAGAGAGGGAGACAATCATGAGATATGAAATAGACTACAGAAAGATCGGTGCAAAAGAGGAAGTCGAAAAGCTTTTAGATAGCTGGATTGCGTCTGTTAAAAAAGAGAAAATGGAAATACAGATCATACATGTCGTATCCGGTGACTTTGAAAATGATTTTGAGTTACATTATGGGACAGAAATTGAATTCAATGGATGGCAGTGTGATTGGACACATAGCATCGATTATAAAGGATATGAATTCGAAGTGTCTGGAGAGGCTTGGTATGGCAAAATCTTAATCACATGTGAATGAGATACGGAAAAAGAAATCAACAGGAATGTTGGTTTCTTTTTTTTGTTTTCAAATTAGTTTGGCTCCCAGAAAACCATATTTATAGTGATAAAAAACATATTCAAAACAAGGAGAACAAGGAGGATAACATGAGACTTGGAATCACAGAGTACGGGGATGCTGGCGTCGACTTCAGATGGGAAAACAAATTAAAGGAAATCGATGGAGTCATCCTTATAACAAAGAACTTAAACGACACATTCATCAAAAAGGTTTTAAGCCATATGAATGAGGTTCCTATCGTAGTGCATTGTACATGTACCGGATGGGGACACACAAGAATGGAACCAAATGTCCCGGACTACAAACAGCAGCTTTCACAGATGAAGAAATTGATTGAGTCTGGATTTCCAGCAAGCAGAATGGTATTGCGGATTGATCCTATTTTCCCAACTGAGAAGGGTGTCAAGCGAGTTTCCGAGATGTTAAATTACTACCATTCATTGGGTTTGCCTGAAAATGAGATCCGATATCGTATTTCAATCGTGGATGAGTATCCGTATGTACGGGAACGTTATCAAAAACTTGGATTCACGCCGATGTATGGTGGAAGTTTCTATCCGTCTGATGAACAACGTAATCTTGTCGGAAACGCATTAAGTGAGTACCCTTATCAGTTTGATACATGCGCAGAGGACGTCCTTGCATATAAGTTTCCAGCGACATTTCGGATTAAAGGATGTATCAGTACAGAGGATCTGCAGATTATGGGAATTAAATATGACGGTACATTTCCTGAGAACCCACAAGGAAGAAACGGATGTCATTGTCTTGCCTGTAAAACGGAACTTTTAACACCAAGAAAGAAATGTCCTCATAACTGTCTGTATTGTTTTTGGAAAGATTAAGAGGAGGAAACAATATGAGCACACTTGGAACTTGGACAGGAAGCAGAGACATCGAAATCGTAGAGGTCGAAGGGAGACCGATCGCTCTCAGTGGTTGGAATGGAGAACAGTATTTACAGTGCTGGGAAGTAGACGAAATCATTTCAGGAACTGGATTTTTAAGAAAGCGAAAATAAGTTCAAAACTGAGCTTGCAGAATGTATTTGATAACACATCATTGCAGCAATAGATAGCAACAAAGAAAAGGGATTGACCATTTAAGTCGGTCCCTTTCTTTTTGTTTGCGCTCTTGTGGACACATATTTAGATATGCAGAAAGAGAGGTGAAAAGATATGAGCAAACGAAATGTACGGGATCAAAAAGAAGTGGAGAGAAAGAGTGTGGCATCGGTTCAATCGTACCAAGATCAGAGTGTAACCAAAGAGGAGTGGCGACGAATGTGTGAACATGAAAAGAAATGGTGTGAATACCAGGAAGTCGCCGGGATGGATCGGTTACAAGCTATGGGGTACATACAAGGGATGCCGACATTTGAGCCAATGTAAGCGAAAACGAATAGACATAGAACACATATTTAGTTACGTAACAATAATAACTATCAAAGAAAAGGAGAGATGAATTATGAACAAGATAGTAAAACGTAACGGACAGGTTGTAGATTTTGAACCTGAAAAAGTAAGAAAAGCAATCGAGAAAGCAAATGCTGAGGTTGCAACAAGAGACAAACTTACAAAAGAGCAGATTGATACGATCGTAGAAGATGTAACAAAAACAGCTATGGGAGCAACTTATAACATGAATGTTGAAGAGATCCAGAACTTAGTGGAAGACGAACTCATGTTAGCGGGAAAATGCAATCTAGCTCGTCATTACATCAACTTCAGATCAAAAAGAGCGCTTGCAAGAAAAGCAAACACAACTGATGACGCAATTTTAAGTCTGATCGAGTGTGCAAATGAGGAGGTCAAACAGGAAAACAGCAACAAGAATCCAACAGTTGTATCTGTACAGCGTGACTACATGGCAGGAGAAGTATCAAAGGACTTAGCAAAACGAATCCTGCTGCCAGAAGATATTGTTGAAGCTCATGAGAATGGAGAGATTCATTTTCATGATGCTGATTACTACAGTCAGCATATGACAAACTGTTGCTTGGACAACCTTGAGGACGCATTCGAGAACACAACTGTTATAAGCGAGACTATGATTGACAGACCAAAGAGTTTTTCAACTGCATGTAATATTGCAACACAAATGATCGCTCAGGTGGCAAGTAGTCAGTACGGTGGTCAGACAATCACGCTTTCACACTTAGTTCCTTTTGTAGAAGTAAGTCGCAAGAAAATTAAAAAACAGGTTGTGGATGAATTCAAGACCGCAGGAATCGAATTAAACGATGAAGCAATCAACAAGATTTCAGAAATGCGTTTGAAAGAGGAAATCGCTCGTGGTGTACAGATGATTCAGTACCAGATTATCACACTTATGACAACAAACGGACAGGCTCCATTTGTCAGTATCTTTATGTATCTGAATGAAGTCCCGGAAGAACAGAAAGATGACCTTGCAATGATTATCGAAGAAATGCTTCATCAGCGTATTTTAGGTGTAAAAAACGAAAAAGGTGTGTACATTACACCAGCGTTTCCAAAACTTTTATACGTGCTTGAAGAGGATAACATTAAAGAGGGCGACAGATATTTCTGGTTAACCAAGTTAGCGGCAGAATGTACTGCAAAAAGAATGGTTCCTGACTACATTTCCGAAAAAAAGATCAAAGAAATTAAAGAAGGAGATGCATTTCCATGCATGGGCTGCAGAAGTTTCCTTACCGTAGATCGTTATAGTGAAAAGGTTGGCAACATTTCAAATGCCGGCAACTTTGACAAGCACAAAGGTCATGTCTACTACGGAAGATTCAATCAAGGTGTTGTTACATTAAACCTGGTTGACGTAGCATGTTCATCAAATGGGGATATGGATAAATTCTGGGAAATCCTCGATGAACGTCTCGAGCTGTGCCACAAAGCATTACGGTGCAGACATGAGAGACTGCTCGGAACTCCTTCAGATGTAGCTCCAATGTTATGGCAGCACGGAGTTTTAGCTCGTCTGAAAAAAGGCGAAACGATTGATAAGTTACTGTATAACGGATACTCAACAATTTCTCTCGGATATGCCGGTCTCTATGAGATGACAGAGAGAATGCTCGGTGTATCGCATACGGAGCCTACAAAAGGTCAGCCATTTGCGATGAAAGTTATGCAGGCTTTAAATGACGCATGCGAAAAATGGAAAGCAGCTGAAAATATCGATTATTCAGTATATGGAACTCCATTGGAGTCAACAACTTATAAGTTCGCAAAATGCTTAAAGAAGAGATTTGGAGTGATCCCAAATGTAACTGATCACGATTATATTACCAACTCGTACCATGTATCTGTTAGAGAAAAGATCAATGCATTTGATAAATTATCATTCGAGTCTCCGTTCCAAAAGTTGTCACCAGGTGGTGCAATTTCGTATGTAGAAGTACCAGACATGAAAGGAAATATTCCAGCCGTTATCGCAGTAATTCAGTACATTTATGAGAATATCATGTATGCTGAACTCAATACAAAGAGTGATTATTGTATGAAATGCGGATACGACGGAGAGATCCAGATTGTGGAAGAAGAAGACAAGGAAACACATAAGAAGAAACTTGTGTGGGAATGCCCGAACTGTCACAACAGAGATCAAAATCAGATGTCAGTAGCCAGACGTACCTGTGGATTGACGAACTAGTCCACGTTAAACAGGATAAATTGCGGGGAGGTCCCCATAATACTGATTCGCTAAAGCGGAACTGGAAACGGTATACGTAAACGCGGTACGCATTTAGAATGCAACAGCCTGAAAAGGTAGAAACCATAAAAAGAAATCAGAGTAGGGATTACCGAGTGTGCAAGTCACTCAGACGCATCGAAACACCTAACCTATTGTAAAAAAAAACAATAGTAGGCAGACAGTGATGTTTGCGGATTGCTTTACAATAAGCAATTGCTGGTGGACGTTCAGAGACTATAATTCCTGGGTTTAGTATTTGTCACAAATATGTAAGCAATTGTATAGTCCACTCCTAAATGAATAGTTTAGGTATTAAGGATATTGGTACACAGTTCTGGAATCAGGGAAGAACCGAAGAAATCAGAGATCGAGTTCTACATCTGTAAATCGAAAAGAGTCAGCCTACGGGTTGGCTCTTTTATTTTTGTGTGTCTTCAATTCACTCATATTTATATAAACCAAAATAAAGGAAGAAGATACCTATGATAAAAGAAATTGACGGATTTACAGGATATTTTGTATCAGATGAAGGAAAAGTATATTGTAATTTAGGAAAAGGGAATAGAAGAAATGGAAATACTATTGATTTATACGAGATAAAACCAAGACTAACAAAGAATGGATATGCAAGAGTTTATATGAGATGCGATAAAACAGGGAAACGTACTGATCGCTATATTCATAGACTTGTAGCAGAAGCATTCATTCCCAATCCACTCAACAAAAAGTATGTAAATCATATTAATTTTAATAGAAACGATAATCGTGTTGAAAATTTAGAATGGGTAACCGCAAAAGAGAACACAAATATTACAGAACAAGTAAATCATATTATAAGAGATGCATACGGTAGATATCAAAGCAACTACACATATACTTTAATGTAAATTTTTGATGTTATCTTCATCCCATATTTATAATTAGCTCTGTGAAGTGTTTATACTAATAATAATCAGAAAGGAATGTAAAAACTTATGACATCAAAAACAACTCAAAACCAAAACGCAACAACACGCTGGTCTGTAATGCTCGGTGTTAATCCCGGATATGATAATACGGTCCATTTTACGCCCGATTTTGCCATCCAAAAAGCTATTCCCTTCATCAGACAGCGTTTGTCCGGTTACTCAGAAGTTGCTGTAGAACCTGCTGCAGCTGTCTACAATCGGGAATGGGGATGTCCTGATGGCGGAGAAGTCGGCGTCGTTTTAAAAGGAAACGTGCGTGAAGATCAGAAAGAACAGATTGAAGAATCACTCGCTGCATTGATGGCAGACCTCGGTCAATCAACAGGTACAGTCGAATACGAATCATTCGGTATCAATGGCTGTGATACTCGCAATAGCACCTATATTCAGAACGAATACGAAGAAAACGTAGAAAGATCTGAAGACACCCTGATCAAATCAAGCTTTACGGATAACGAAAGCGGTATCCATTTTCGTATTCCATTGCGTGGAGATATGGAAGAGATCGGAAATCTGTTGCAGAATCAGATGGAGACCGTAGAAGATGGAGAGTATACGGTTACTGGTGTGCTAACAAAAGAGAGCGTTGCCGTGTATTATGAGGGCACACAAAATCTGGTATTCGCACCAGACTGTAATGCATATTTGGACGCCTTAAATAAGGTCGTTGAAACAGTGCAGGATTATTTGTGCGGAGATCCAGTAATCGACGTCTCATCAGTGGGCGACGAAATCAATGATGTTCCAAACAAACCGTTATTATCAGATGGAACTGAAGATTTTGATCCAGGCGATGACCTGTAATAACCAAAATCTAAAGTTCAAACCACAGAAACAGAATATTCAATCCTAACCAGAAGAATCGAGCCTCAAAAATCTGATACATTCAGGTATTTCGGGCTCTTTCTTTTTGGTTATGAAATCAGTATTTACACTCTTTGGAACCCATATTTAGTGCATCTAAAAAAAAGAAAGAGAGATGCACTATATGGATAACAAAATTATCAGTCTGTTTTCCGGATGTGGCGGAATGGATCTCGGGTTCGAACGAGCTGGTTTCGAAATTCCGGTCGCCAATGAATTTGATGCCACAATCTGGGAAACGTACAAACGAAATCATAAAAATACGCATCTAATTGAAGGCGACATCAGAAATGTAACTAAATCAGATCTTGAACCCTATCTTAAGCTGCAACCAGGAGAACAATTGGCAGGAATTATAGGCGGACCGCCATGTCAGTCGTGGTCAGTAGCCGGAGCCGGAAAAGGAATTGAAGATAAGCGAGGACAGCTTTTCTTTGAATACATTCGTGTGCTCCGGGAATTTCGACCACAATTCTTTGTAGCTGAGAATGTTCCCGGGATGATATCAAAGAAACATGCGGATGCGGTTGATCGGATCCTTTCTTTGTTTGCCGAGTCTGGTTACAACGTTTCCGTATACAAAACAAATGCTTGTAACTATGGATTAGCGCAAACGAGAGAACGGATCTTCTATATTGGCATCCGAACTGATCTTGATATTTCATTTGTATTTCCAGGCGGAGATCCAGAACATATTGTAACGTTAAAGGATGCTATTTGGGATTTACGAGACAATGCTGTTCCAACACTTGCAAGAAACAAGCGTAATCCTGTAGCGGTTAATAACCATGAATATTATGTTGATAGTTACTCTCCGGTATTCATGTCCAGAAACCGTGTCCGCAGCTGGGATGAGCCTGGTTTTACAGTGCAGGCATCCGGACGCCAATGTCAGATACATCCAAACGCACCTAAAATGCAGCAGATATCAAAAGATTCGTACTGTTTTGTCCCGGGTGCGAAAGATCGGTATCGAAGAATGAGCGTCCGAGAAGTAGCAAGACTACAAGGGTTTCCGGATGATTTTGAATTCATGTATGAAAATGCGAACAATGGATACAAAATGATCGGAAACGCAGTGCCAGTTAATATGGCAGAAGCGATTGCTGGAAATCTGATGAATGCATTGAAAGCCAGCCTCGATATTCCAAATAGTACTATGGAAGACTAAGCAAATTAGAGATCGACCTTATATTGGGGTTGGTCTCTTTTTATTTCCAGTGTTTTTGTGTGCAGTGGTTTTAACCCATATTTAGGATAACAAACACACACACAATAAAGGAGGAAACAAAATGAGTGAAGCAACAAAAATGAGTGAACCTGTACATGGATACAAAGTGTTTAATCCAGACTGGACATGTAAACCAATCGGTGGTTCAAGCAAACAGTATACCTGTCCAGGCAAATTCGAAGAAGAAGGAGAACTTGAAATTTGCGAACATGGAATGCATTTTTGTCAAACAGCTGCCGCATGTTTTAATTATTATGGATTTGACAGCAAAAACAAGGTTGCCGAGGTGATCGCCTATGGAGATGTTATAACAGACGGTAACAAATTGTGTACCAACAAGTTGGAAATCGTGCGTGAAATCCCGTGGGATGAAGTGCTGAGAATCGTAAATGTTGGAAAAAATTGTACTGGTTTACGTAATACGGGAAACGAAAATGCTGGGAACTGGAATGCTGGAGCTTGTAACGAAGGAGACTGGAATACCGGTGACCGTAATATTGGTGACAGTAATACTGGAAATTACAACACAGGTGATTATAATACTGGAGGTCGTAATTCCGGAAACTGTAACACTGGATGTGCTAATGCTGGAAAAGGTAATGCTGGAGGCAGAAACGATGGGGACTGGAATGCTGGGGATTGTAATGAAGGGAATTACAACACAGGTGACTACAACAGTGGAGACAGCAATACCGGAACCTGGAATATTGGAAAACATAATTCTGGTAACTGTAACATTGGCAACTGGAATACCGGGGATTGGAATAAGTCATTTTTTAATACTGGCTGTTTCAATACAGAAGAAACAACAATTATGCTGTTTAATAAACCATCGAATTGGACTTTTCGTCGTTGGTTAGAATCTGAAGCAAGGTTTTTGTTAATTCAGATGCCAAAAAGAACAGTCGAATGGGTAGATAAAGATGATATGACTGATGAAGAAAAAGAGTTGCACCCGACTTATGAAATGGCAGGCGGTTACCTGAAAAAACAGAAAAACTTGGATCTTATTCAGTCTTGGTGGAATAATCTTTCTCTGATAGAAAAAGAGGCCATCAAAGCGATTCCAAACTTTGATCCTGATATTTTCTACGAATGTACAGGTATCAGAGCGGACTAAAAATGCAAAGAAGAGACTTCAAATGTGAGGTCTCTTTCTTTTTGTTTCCGTTTCTTTTGTGTGCGATTGTTTAGTTCCATATTTAAGATAACAAATAAAAAGCACATATTAAAGGAGGAAACAAAATGAGAAAAGAAGTAAGAAATAAACCGGTACATGGATACAAGGTGTTTAATCCAGATTGGACCTGTAGCCCAGAAGATTGGGACTGCAGTCCAGAAGATAACACAAAACAGTATTCCTGCCCTGGTAAGTTTGAAGAAAAAGGTCCAATTTCGTTATGCAAACATGGAATGCATTTTTGCCAAAAGCTTGTAAATTGTTTTAGTTATTACAAATTTAATCCGAATAACAAGGTGGCTGAGGTGATTGCCTTTGGAGATGTAATCATTGAGGATCTTAACGACTTATGCTGTACAAATAAGCTTGAAATCGTTCGGGAACTCTCCTGGGAAGAAGTTTTGAGACTTGTCAACATTGGAAATAATTGTACTGGAGTTGGAAATGTTGGTCATCACAATAGTGGAGATTATAATGTTGGTGATAGCAATAGTGGAACATGCAATGTCGGTAACTCTAATACAGGAAAATGTAATACAGGAGATACAAATTTTGGACAGTATAATTCCGGGAATCGGAACACAGGAGATTGTAATACAGGAAACGAGAATTCTGGTGATTGGAATGCTGGTAATAATAATATTGGGGATGGAAACACAGGAAGTAACAATATTGGGAATAACAATGTTGGAGACTGGAACAAATCTTCACTGAATGTTGGCTGCTTTAACACAGAGGAACAAAAGATTACATTTTTTAACAAACCATCAGATTGGACATACAGAATGTGGTTTGAATCAAGAGCTAGATCTTTATTGAATCAAATATCAATTATTAGATGGTCCTATTTATGGGAAATGACAGATGAGGAAAAGAATGAATGCACTGAAAGTGAAGCAGCTGAAGTAGCAGGTGGGTATCTCACAAAAGCGTTCTCGGATAATCAAGAATGGTGGAATGAACTTTCAGATAAAGACAAGAAAATCATTAAAGATCTTCCGAACTTTGATCCTGATGTTTTCTTCGAATGTACCGGAATAAAAGTAGAATAAAACTTACATTAGAGACTGACCGATTGGTTGGTCTCTTTTGTTTCCGTTTCTTTTGTGTGCAATAGTTTAGTTCCATATTTAGGACAACAAATAAAAAGCACATATAAAAGGAGGAAATGAAAAATGATTAATGTTACAAGATTAAGTGACAGAGCGTATGGATACAAGGTATTTAATCCTGACTGGTCCTGTAATCCGCGAGAGCATGATGCACAGGGACAATATACTTGTCCAGCTAGATTTGAAGACGACGAAATGGATGTCCAAAAACGGGGAATGACATTTCGTACGAACCCAATTGACTACTTCAAGTCTGGATTTTACAAGTTTGATAGCAATACTCATGTAGTCGAAGTAATAGCTTACGGCGATATTGGAAAAAGTGAACATGGTACGCTATGTTGGACAAACAAACTTGAAATTGTTCGGGAACTTTCCTGGGAAGAAGTTTTAAGTCTTGTTAATATCGGCAAGGATTGTACTGGAATTGGTAACACAGGCGAATGTAATACTGGAAATTATAACTCTGGTTCTGACAACGATGGTGACCGGAATGTAGGTTATTACAACTCAGGACGCGGAAATGTAGGGGATCATAACACTGGAGACCATAATACAGGAAACCATAACAGCAGCTATTATAATACTGGACATTACAATTCTGGGTACAGAAATTCAGGAGATTATAACGCAGGATGTTATAATACCGGGAAGTCAAATACAGGAGATTATAATACAGGTAATTACAATGACGGTGATTACAACACTGGCGATCAAAATACTGGACATCATAATACTGGACGCAAGAATGTAGGAGATAGCAATACAGGTTATGAAAATACAGGAAATAATAATACCGGAAACAATAACAGAGGAAAAAGTAATACTGGAAATTATAACTCTGGAAATTATAATACCGGAAATCGAAACATTGGAAACCGAAATATTGGCGACTGGAACCTGTCTTCCTATAATAATGGCTGCTTTAATACAAAAGAGCCAACAATTATGCTGTTCAATAAACCATCAAACTGGACTTATAGTCAGTGGTTAAAAAGTAGAGCGTGTCATCTGCTGAACGATATTCCAAATCGTACAGTTGAATGGATTTGGTCAGACAACATGACTGATGAAGAAAAAGAATTAAATCCAGGTTATGAAACAGTAGGCGGATACCTTAAAGTTTGCTCACAAGACGAAAACCGTAATATGGCTCAAAAGTGGTGGGATGAATTAGATGATTCTGAAAAGAAGACAATTCTTTCAATTCCGAATTTTGACGCAGACATTTTCTATAAATGTACTGGTGTAAATGTACAGCTTGAGTCCTAACAAAAATCAGAGACTGACCTTTTGGTTGGTCTCTCTTTTGTTTCAGGTGTTTTTGTGTGCAGTAGTTAGTACCATATTTAGGTTAACCAATAAAGCACACAATTCAAGGAGGAAACAAGTATGCCAGAGAAAAAAGATATGTCCAACAGTTGCGATTTCATGTATCAAGATTATTGGACAAAAGCGAACGTAACGCACGAACTCACACAGGAAGACTGGATGCGATGGTACAACGAACATTGTGCTAATTGTAAGTACATGGGCGAGATCTGCATGTACGGAGAAGACTAATCAAAGAATAGAGTCTAAAATGTTTGAGAGATTCAGACATTTCGGGCTCTTTCTTTCGATTGCAAACATGTTTCGTTTCCGGTTACTTTGTGTGTAATAATCTTATCCCATATTTAAGATAACGATGGACACACAAACAAGGAGGAAACAAAAATGATAAGAATGAGCAAAGAAGAAATCAAGAAGAGATATGGTTTAAGAGCAAACAGTCAGGAAAAGATGTTAAAAATGCTTTGCATGATAAGTCTTTTCGATTGGGAATTCCCAATGTTTGACCAGATTGATGAATTTTTCAAGACACAGCCGAGAACAGCAATCGAATGCTTTGATGAAATCTGGAAAGCAGATGATGCTCTTATAGTTTTAGACTGTGCGAACGCAATCAAAGAAAACGAACATATCTTTTTGGAGACGAGAAGCGGTTATGACGAAGTGAAGCCTTATGTAAAGGAATCCTGGAGTGATATCTTCAAGATCGAATCACGACCATTTCCGAATTACGACGAATTATCAAACAAGTATTACAAGATGTCTGATAAGGTTGCAGGAACAGAGTTGGAACAGTACTTAGAAAAACCGACAATTCCGTATATGAACGTGCTTACAGTCACAGAAGAAGGACGTATTTTGTATAGCGCGTTAAGAGCAATCGAAAACCAGCTTTAAATAGAACAAGGGATCTCACATATGAGGTCTCTTTTCTTTTTGTTTCCGGATGTTTTGTGTGTAGCAGTCCAGTCCCATATTTAAAACAAATAATTAAGTACACATAAAGGAGGAAACAAAATGAGTGATGAGACCAAAAAGAATGAATCTGTACACGGATATAAGGTATTTAGACCGGACTGGACTTGCAGTCCATGCGGGAATACAAAACAGTATACATGTCCAGGCAAGTTCGAAGAAGAAGGAGAAATCGAAGTTTGTGGCAACGGAATGCATTTCTGTCAAAAAGCAGCAAACTGTTTCAATTATTATGGCTTTGACAGTAAAAACAAAGTTGCCGAAGTAATCGCTTACGGTGATGTCGTAACAGAGGGTGATAAGTCATGTACAAATAAGCTCGAAATCGTGCGGGAACTCTCCTGGAAAGAAGTATTAGATCTTGTTAATACTGGCAATGACTGTACTGGGTTAAAAAACACTGGAAATGAAAATGCTGGGAATTTGAATTCTGGAGATTATAATACTGGAGATTTCAACACTGGCGATGATAACAGAGGATATTGGAATTCTGGAAACCAAAATTCTGGACATTATAATACAGGATCTCAAAATTCAGGGAACAAAAACACTGGCTCTTATAATAGCGGTGGTTGGAATTCTGGTGATTGTAATTCAGGAGATTTTAACATAGGTTATGAAAATTCAGGCAGTAATAACACTGGATGTAAGAATGCTGGGTATTATAATACCGGTGACGAAAATATTGGTAACTGTAATACGGGGGATAATAACACAGGTGATCTTAATAGTGGACATTTTAACCTGGGAGCTGAAAATACAGGCAATCGGAATCTTGGTGATTCTAATTCTGGAGACTGGAATAAATCATCTCACAATTCTGGTTGTTTCAACACCGAAGAACAAAAAATCATAATGTTCAATAAGCCCTCTAACATGACTTATACTGACTGGCAGGATAGCGATGCATGCGCTTTGTTAGACAGTATGCCAGACGTATCAACAAAATGGGAAAAAGAAGCTTGTATGACCGATGACGAGAAGACTTCTTACCCAACCTACAAAACAACAGGTGGATACCTGAAGGTTATTAACAACATAGAGGGTAGACAAAAATGGTGGAATGATCTTTCGGATTCCGACAAAGCTGTCATTAAAGCAATTCCAAACTTTGATCCTAATATTTTCTTCGAATGTACAGGAATCAAGGTAAATTAATCACAAACTAGAGACTGACCAATCGGTTGGTCTCTTTTTGTTTCCGATTTTTTTTGTGTGCCGCAGCCAAACACATATTTAGGATAATAAAAATGTTACACACAAAAAGGAGGAAACAAAATGAGTAAAGTGACAGAAACAAACGGACCAATACACGGATACAAGGTATTTTATCCGGATTGGACCTGTAGACCAAATGATAGGGCAATATCAAAACAATATTCATGTCCTGGAAAGTTTGTAGAAATGGGTCATCTCGATCTCAGCGAACATGGAATGCATTTTTGTACCCGTTTATCAGACTGTTTTTCTTATTATAGCTTTAATCCTGAAAACAAAGTAGCCGAAGTGGTTGCTTATGGAAAAGTTATAACAGATGGCAATAAGTCGTGTACCAATAAGCTCAAGATAATTCGTGAACTTTCATGGGATGAAGTATTGCATCTTGTCAATATGGGTGATCTTTGTACCGGGTTTGAGAATACAGGCTGTCTTAATTCAGGAAATCGAAATGCAGGCAACGGAAATTCTGGATCATATAACTGTGGTCACAGAAATGCTGGAGACTTTAATACCGGAAATAACAATTTCGGTAGTAACAACACAGGTAGTCAAAATATTGGAAGCGGTAATGTAGGTTCCTATAACATAGGTACAGGAAATACAGGTTATGAAAATTCTGGAAATTATAATTCTGGTCGCAAAAACACAGGAAACTATAATTCAGGATCGGAGAATTCAGGGAAATACAATTCTGGAAATAATAACATCGGCAGTAAAAACAGTGGTGATCATAATTTTGGAAACAGAAACACAGGTGACTGGAATCAGTCATCTAATAATTCTGGCTGTTTCAATTTAAAAGAGCACAAGATCATGATGTTTGATAAACCGTCAAACATAACTTATGAAGACTGGCTCTGTTCGGACGCAAGATATTTGTTAAACCAGATACCTGGACTCAATGTTGACTGGGTGTTCGAAGTAGATATGTCTCAAAAAGAAAAAGACAGACATCCAAGTTATGAAACAACAGGTGGGTACTTAAAACTACAAGATGATTGTAGTCGTGTTCAGTATTGGTGGGATAATCTTTCGGATACTGAGAAGGATACCATTAAAGCGATTCCGAACTTTGATCCTGATATCTTTTACGAATGTACCGGAATCAGAGTAGGGGTATTAAAAACAGATGTATCCGACAATAACGAACCCGTAGTCGAAAAACCCGACAGTGAAAACATCGATAGAGGTGAAACACTGAAGCGTATTCCTGATTACCTTATGCTTATAGACAAAATGCCTGTATATAACAGTCGTCATAGAAAACAGCGAGGAATTGATGATATCAAAAAGATTATGCGTGACCTTAAGTATGATGAGGAAGATATCGACGCTGTAGATGAACGATTCTGTGAGGGATTCGAAACTGCAAGACAGATTGCAACAGACATGTTAAGAGAAAGATATCATGAGTGTACAAAAACAAACTAGTTAAAACACAAGGAAGAGACTTCAATCGAGGTCTCTTTCTTTTCGTTTCCAGAGTATTAGTGTGCAGCAATCAGACACATATTTAGGATAACAAAAATATTACACACACAAAAAGGAGGAAACAAAATGAGTAAAGTGACAGAAACGAACGGACCAATACACGGATACAAGGTATTCAATCCAGATTGGACCTGTGATCCGTTAAATTGGGCCTGTGATCCGTTAGGATTCAAACCAAAGCAATATGCGTGCCCTGGTAAATTCGAAATAGAAGGGGAACTTGAAATTTGCCATAATGGAATGCATTTCTGCCAAAAATTAGCAGATTGTTTTGAATATTATGCGTTCAATCCAGAAAACAAAGTAGCCGAAGTGATTGCTTATGGGAAGGTTCTTATAAGTGAAAGTGAGAAATATGGTAACAAATTATGTACCAATAAGTTAGAAATCGTACGTGAAGTTCCATGGAGTGAAGTGATAGCTCTTACCAATCTTGGAAATAATTGCACTGGATTTTCTAACACCGGTAACGATAATGCCGGAAGTTACAACACAGGACGTAAGAATACTGGTCATAGTAATACTGGATCTGGTAATGCTGGAAGTCACAACACAGGAACTTTTAATATTGGAGGTTTTAATACAGGAAATCGCAATCTCGGATACAACAATGCTGGTGATTATAACGCTGGTCATAGAAACACCGGAGATCAAAATGCAGGCAATAGAAATACCGGAGATTATAATCCAGGATATGGAAATGTTGGAGATAACAACAACGGTGACATGAACACAGGTAACTGGAATTATGGAAGCAACAACGTTGGAGACTGCAACATTGGTAATTTTAACACCGGTGACTGGAATGCATCTTCTTATAACACCGGTTGTTTCAATACAGAAGAAACAACAATGATGCTGTTCAACAAACCATCGGATTGGACTTATTACGATTGGTTAGAATCCGATGCAAGATTGTTATTGATGAGTATACCGAAGGAAACTATTCAATGGGTAGACAAAGAGGATATGACTGCCGAAGAAAAAGAGTTAAATCCAAGTTATGAAACAGCAGGCGGATACCTTAAAGTTTTCTCACAAGACGAAAACCGCAATATGGCTCAAAAATGGTGGAATGAATTAGATGATTCTGAAAAGAGATGTATCTTTGCGATTCCAAATTTCGATGAAGATATCTTTTATAGATGTACGGGAATCAAAGTGTATTAAACTCACACTAGAGACTGACCGATTGGTTGGTTTCTTTTTTTCGTTTCCAGAGTATTTGTGTGCAGCAGTCTTATCCCATATTTAGGATAACAAAGAACAAACACACATAAAAAGGAGGAAACAAAATGAGTGAAGTAACAAAGATGAGTGGACCCGTACGTGGATACAAGGTTTTTTATTCGAATTGGACCTGTAGACCAGCAGGAGCTAAACCAAAGCAATATACTTGTCCTGGTAAATTCGAGGAAGAAGGAGAAATTGAAATTTGTGGTCACGGAATGCATTTTTGTACCCGGTTATTAGATTGTTTTAATTATTATTCGTTTAACCCAGAAAACAAAGTTGCTGAAGTGGTTGCTTATGGAGATATCAAAACAAATGGTGAAAAATCGTGTACTAATAAGCTTGAAATCGTACGCGAACTTTCCTGGGAAGAGGTATTACAGACTGTTAACACAGGTCTTGATAATTCCGGAATTGGTAATTCTGGAGATTGCAATAAGGGAAATTGCAATACTGGCGATCAAAATTCTGGACACAGAAACTCTGGTGATAGAAATCTTGGATACAAAAATACAGGTTGCGAAAACTATGGAAATCGAAACACAGGAGACAAGAACATTGGAGACAGTAACGTAGGTGATAACAACAAGGGAGATAGAAATGTTGGAGATTGGAATTATTCTTCGTTCAATTTTGGTTGTTTCAATACGGATACAGAATCAAAGATGAGGTTCTTTAATAAACCATCAGACTGGGCACCGATCGATTGGTTTGCATCCGATGCAAGAGCTTTATTATCCGATATTTCACTTACCGTGTATAAAGGGAAAGATGATCACTATGATTACTACTCGTCAATCGAGGATAGACAGAACTGGTGGGATAACCTGTCAGAAAAAGACAAAAATGTCATTAAAGAACTCCCAAACTTTGATCCAGAGATCTTCTACGAATGCACCGATATTAAAGTAGAGTAAACTTACACTAGAGACTGACCGATTGGTTGGTCTCTTTTGTTTCCAGAGTATTTGTGTGCAACAGTTCAGTCCCATATTTAGGATAACAAAATAAACAATCACACACAAAAGGAGGAAACGAAATGAAACACAATGTAACAAACAAAAGAGGGTTATTGGTTTTAGCGGTCCTGATCATGTCTTTGTATCTTACCGGCTGTTATTATTCTGATCTTAGCGAGAATTCAAACGAAAGCACTCAAATAACAGAGCAGAGAGCGGATTCAAAATCAGTATCTGATTCTTTAGAGCCGGTTTTTGTAAAGTACGATGACACATGGCATATCTATTATCAAAATCCAGATGACAACGAAATTAATCGTCTGTACGATAAGAATGGATTAGATGTTGGACGTGTTAGATCGTATTACAATTCCGCCCATGGCGAATACAATACCATGAGATTATCCTTTGAGGACGAAAATGGAGATCAGAACTACTCCTATGTTATGGTCGATGCAATTCTTGATATCGATTCATATCGTTTATCATTAGAAAACGAAGGAACTGACGACGACTGGTCTGCGCTCGGTTTAGAGAATCCGAACGAATAGGATCCGTCAAAATCTAACCAAAAACGAAAGAAAAAAAAAAGAGAAAAGAACCTGCATACAAATATGTGGGTTCTTTTTCTTTTGGTTACAGAAGAAACGGATCCGAAATCTTAAGAAATCTGACGAAGTTTTCAAAAAATGAGCCTTATTAATGATAGGAAAATAAACTATTAACAAACTTACGTATGTAAGGAGAAAATATTATGTTAGATGCTATATTTGGTGTTTTGCTTGTTGGAACTATTTTGTTTGGTATTCTATCTGGTTCTGAAGATCGTGGTGTCGCTATATTGGAGATAATTATCATTGCTATCGGATGTATATACTTTGGTTGGTAGCAAGATGTTTTCGTATCTAGATGTTTTTGTTGCCGTTATTTCATCTCCAATTAATCGGATACAAAAAGAGAGGGCAACGAATGATCCGTTACACAGTCAGTGTACCTATTGTTATTAAACCCGAACGAAATACATATTTAAGATAACCAACAATTACACACAAAGAAAAGGAGAATATTATTATGCTTATCTTTTTAGTCGCACTTATTGCTATGATTGTTTTCTATATCGTATACACAGAAACGATGTTTACAAGCATTGGTGAAATAGCAGAAAGGTTATCATCCATTGCGTTTTGGGTTGTTTTCGTTTCCTTTATCATCTTTGTTTTGGTTCATATTGGAACAGACTCAAAGATTATGAAAAACGAGATCAGATACAACGCTTTGCTTAACGAAGTAAAGATTGCGGATGCAGGAAACGATGATGCTGCAAAAATATTAGCAATCAAAGATGTTTCTGAATGGAATCAGAAAGTCAAAGAAGATAAATACTGGACGTACAATCCATGGACATCCTGGTATCATAACGAGAAAGTTGTCGATGCAGAAAAGGTTATCAAGTTACCATGGAACACAGACAACGATTAACAAGAAAAAGAGAGTCTGCCTTATGGCGGGCTCTTTTCTTTTCGTAGCCTGATGTTTTCGTTGTCGTTATTTCGTGTCCGCTGAAGTTGATTTTATATATAGTGTCCAATAAATCGGACACAAAAAGAGAGGGCAACGAATGATCGGCTACAAAATTACGGTATCTGTTGTAATTGTGTTCGAACGAAGCACATATTTAGGACAACAAACAAAACGTACACATATAAGGAGGAATTAAAATGTTATTATTTTTATTAACCGTTGGAGCTATTTTATCAATCATCGGTGTCGCTTTGTTAGCAGTCTGTCGTATCAAATATAGTTACGATGCAGAGGCTCTTGGTAAGAGTTTGCTGACGGCTGGTATGCTGCTTGTGTTTATCGCTGGCGGCGTATACATTGGCGTAACATACGTCAATCCAATGATCGGTGCATAAAAGGAAAGAGCTTGCCTTCATGGTGGGCTCTTTTCTTTTCGTAGCCAGGCGTTTTTGTTGCCGCTATTTCGTGTCCACTGAAGCTGATTTTTGTATAAAGTATTCAATAAATCGGACATAAAATGGAGGCAACGAGAGATCGGCTACAAACTCAGTTAGATCACAAGCATAGAACGCATATTTAATAAGTATATCAATAAATTGAATTATCTAAGTAAATAAATGTAGAAAGGAAAGGATTTCATATGAGTTTTTTTAGTATAAAAGATTTTATAGATTCCGGTAAAAAATCATTGCGTGATAAAAACTATTGGGCAGCATTATCAGTAGCCCTTATGTTACCCAGTATGTACTCTCGATTAACTTATGCAGATAATGAAGAATATTTCAAATCAGATCATTTACCAAGAGATAAAAAATGTTATATAGACTGGTGTAACGAATACATAAAAGATAGTTGGATAATATCTTGTTTAGGTGAAAAATATGCAGAAGTTTTATATAGCCTTAGATGTGATATCGTACATGCTGGTTGCGCTGATATTTATTCAGATGAAAAAAGAGTATATCTATTTTTAGGCGATAACTGTATTGCTACAGAACTTACAAAATATCGAATCATAGATATTTCAACTCTATGTGATGTGATTTTTGATTGTTCTGATATATGGAGTACAAATTTTGGGGATTCGAAAATTAAGTATAATTATGTTTTTGATAGAAGAAATCATAAAGACATGTCGCTTTATAATAAATTATGTGACGAAGAACGTATTGATTACTCAAAATAATAATTTGACAAAGAGATGATGTACCCAATAATCCGGACACAAAAAAAGGAGCCCACTAAAAAGCAGGCTCAATTTCTTTTGTTTAACAGAAGACTTCCAGAAATTTTGCTATTCTGGGATCAAAATCAGAGTCAAGATCCATCATCATATCCGCATGAATCTGTTCGAGTTCTGCTTTTTTAGAAGCATACTCAGATTCGTACATACCTGTGGCAAACTCTAACTTTGTAAGCATTCTTGCGAAATACTCTTTGTTTGCATCAGAATTTGATGAATCTCTGACCAGAAGACAGATCTCAAGAGATGTAACCTGTGTACTAATTTCACGCAGAGTGTCTTTTGAAACGGCCTTATAAAGAGTTATAAAATCGTCATCCGGATCATCTTTTGACAGAATATAACGCTTTCCATCATAGACAAATCCGATCTTACTTTCGGTCACCTTTACAATGTAAAGGTTGTCAAGATTCTTGATTTCGATACTGAAGTCTGCAGTATCATTTTCTAAAATGTGCATTTCTTCTTCCTCCTTGAATGTATACGTTTATTTGTTGTATTAAATATGGGATTGAAGAAAGCGAAATAACAAAAAGAAAAGACACACAGTAATAACTGCATGTCTTCCTTTGCGTTTACAATTTATTTGGACTCGGCAACTTTCTTGAGAAACTCTTGTACATCATCACGTTTCAGGAATTCTTCTTCATTCTCATCTGTAAATAAGGAGAGGTCAGATTTTGAAGCCAAAGCCTCTCTGTAAGAATGAGAAGTAATATCCAAAGCTGTCGTTGCTTCACGTCTGGAGACTGGATTCTCGGCTTCTGTTGTATCAGGATTGTACTTTTTCCAATATTTCCGATGAAAGTACAAAACTGATAATGCATCTTTGTTTATAAGTGCATTGATTGGCACATATAGACGATGGTATGTGGTTTTCCCGTTTTCAGATTTTTCTGGGAATCCAACAGAAATCATGTCGGTATACCTTTCTGGATCATTCCAGCGCAAATTAGGATTAGAAATCGGTTTTTCTTCCCAAACATGATCATAATCTTTCATGTATGGGAAATCTCTTCCCAAAATCTGCGGAAGTATCATAGCTCTAATTGTCTCATCTGTGTAGGATTTTGAACCGTGACCAGATGTTTTAAAGAATTCATCATTGATATCCTTAATCTGGTCATTAAGTCTTGCAATTTCTGCTTTGATATCATCGATCTTCTGTTTCTTTTCTGCCCATTCGTCTTCGTATAAACTGGTCGCAAATCCAAGTTCTGTAAGAGCCTTTGCAAAATATTCACGATCGAGATTACTATAAGTTATAGTAAGTGGGTGACGTTTGGATACGTCTCTGATAAACCATGAAATACGAATTGACTTGTCAGTAGAGTTTATGAACCTCATATTCACAAACCCATAATCGTTTGTGAAAATTCGCTCATAGAAGTACAGTAAAGAGTTGCAAAAATCACTGACATCGATAATCGCAAAATGCCGATCCTCGTAATCAAAATACAGCTTTCGAAGCGTTACTTTAGTGATTCGAAGTTGCATGATATCTTCAATGTTAAGTGGTGCTGGATTGAAATCATCATTTCCGTCATTAGAGTTACCAAGTCCTGTTTTATTAATATTACCCATTGTTTTGATCTCCTTTCGTTTGATCTATTTTATTTGGTATCCTAAATATGTGCTCGAAAGAGACAAAAGAAAAGACACACAACAATCGCTGCATGTCTTTCTCCAGGTTTAGGAACTTATTCGGCAACTTTCTTGAGGAACGCCTGAACGTCATCACGCTCAATGAATTCCTTTTCTCTGGCGTCGTATTTACCGAAACCGTAATCGTGCCAGTATTTCAGATGACAGTCAATAATTGCCTGTGCATCTTTCCCCATCAAAGCCGAGATAGGAGTGTACAGGGAATGTGCTATCACTTTTCCATCTTTTGTTTCCTCTGGAAAGCCAATATAGATCCAGTCATTGAAACTGAAATCTTTGTACACGTCAATCTTAAAACAATCTTTCAGGTATGGTAAGCGTCTCATCAATAAGTACTTCGAAACATCCCCAGATTCACACTGATAGCTATTTGCTATAATATAAAAAGTCGCAGGCTTCCGGACTTTACGCGCCCAGGAACCTTTATATTCTGTAAATTCAGAATATCCCTGACTTTTGTAAATAGCAGTACAGTAACCAATAGGTTCTCCTTCTGGTCTTACTCCCGGAACAGCGATTTCTGTTGACAGACTAGATTTACTCATATAACGAGCCGCCGCTGCAACAATCTCATCGTCTGTGAAATACTGGGACATGTACTTATAGTCGCACCAGAACATAAGCACATATTTCCGGAAGTCTGGATCAGCAAGTCTATCTTCCGTTTCTTTACGGCGTTTGTTCCTTTCGGCTTCTTTCTGTAAACCAACGGCATCCTTTACAAGACGCATCATCAGTTCCTCTTCTGTGATATCAACATACTGTTTAATAAGTTCAATATCGATTAAATTATTCTTTGCCATGTTTTTGTTCTCCTTTTTTTTTGTGTTGTTTATTGGTTGTACTAAATATGTGTTTTGTCGGACGCAAACATTTCGAAACCATCATTTTGATGTTCGACTAAGCGTTCCAGTTATAGGAAACATGTATTGAACATCATTGATTATAGGTTTTCTTATATATAGCGCCCAAAATATGAGAACACAAATAAGCAAGAACAAAAAGAGACTGGCATTAACCAGTCTCAATTTTTGTTTGTTATCGTTCGAAACCTAAGACAGAAGCAATTTTATCTGCCAGAACATCATAATCGGTACCATAGATGATAGCGGAACAGTCGTCTTCCTCTTCTCGTTCTGGATTTGGAATATCATCAGTCGTGATTCCTTTGTCGTCCAGGAAGTCCTCAAAAATATCGATGAGCTGTCCGATTAATTCCGGCTTTTCAGCATCAGCAACTTTCAGTTCCCACGTTGGTTTGAATGTACTCATATAGTTTCCTCCTTGAGTTTTAATGATTTGTTATCTTAAATATGTGCTACATGGTAGCAATCAAAGAGTATTCTATAGCTTTCGAAACCTATACAACTATATTCTTAGTTTCGTATCAAAACTTGCACTAGTGTTGTTATTGAATACCTATGAATGGGTCCAAGCAGTAATCGAAGTGTATTATACAGCTTTCGGCACCTATGCTTCGTATTCTTAAAAACGTATCAAAATCTGCACTAGTGTTGTTATTGAATCCCACTCCTTTGGAGTACAGGTCACGTGAGATAAACTCCCGTGATACTAATAATAGGTTCCAGAGTGGTAATCGAAATGTTTTCTGCAGTCTCTGGAACCTATACCTCGTATTCGAGAAATCGTATCAAAACTTGCACTAGTGTTGTTATTGAATACCTATGTGCGGTTCCAAGATGGTAATTATGACATGTTATGCAGTTTTCGGAACCCATCGTCTGTTTTTTTCAACTATAACCAAACCATTATCTCAACCTTTGAACACAGTTTTCTGTTTCCTTTGCTTTTTCGTTATCCATATTTAGGATAACAAAAACAATGAACAACGAAACAGAAAGGAATATAGATTATGATTTTATTTAGCAGAAAGAGAAATCAGGAAAAGCAAAATATATTACGTGCACCTAAGAAACCAAATTATGAGTTTAAAACCTATCAGTTACCGAGTGGATATTGCGGTCCAACGAAAAGGCTCGGAAAAGATGTATTAATTCCATTGAGCCCTGAAACAAATACGAATGTCTTAGTACTCGGAGCAGCGGGCTCCGGGAAGAAATACAGTTATATCGAGCCCAATATTATGACCGCAGATCATCATAGTAACTGTATCGTCTATATGGGAAAATCAGAAGCCGAAAATATTGTCGAACGTATGACAGAAAGAAAAACATTTGAGATCGACTTAAGCAAAAGACCAATCGATTACTTCTCTTTGATTACTGATCGTGCGGATGCGGAACGATTCGTAAACAAAATGTTTAATGCTCATAAGTTTCTTTTTGATGACGAAAAGACAGATGAATTCTTTTTGGAAGCCGAAAAGAGAGCTCTTTTAGATATCATTTTGGTACTTCTTGACCGTCCTGAAAAATGCAATCACAAGAATATTGTTGAAAAGCTATCTGGGGATACCAGCGGAGATGTTGCTTATTGGTCAGAATCAATTCGATCTCTGTCTTCGGCTGTCAGAGAATCTGTGATTATGAGTTTGATGGTCAGACTTAACGAATTATTACCAGGAGACACAATCGATCTCTCAAGTCTTGTTCATGACTTTATGCATAAAACAAATACTGTTTTGTTTGTGGAAACGGACTGGTTTGAAAAAAGTGTTTACGAATCAATCTTTTTAGATGAACTCGTGTACCGGTATACAATGATGTATGACGAAAAAGCCCCGATGACAAGAGTGATTATGGATGAAGCAAGTCTTTGTTTTTATGATGCCAGATTGTTTTGTGTTGAAGCACGTCGATTCAAATTGAGTGTTGATTTTATTTATCAGTCTATCACGAATTTGAAAATGCAGCATCCCGATGACTATAATACAGTCCTTTGTAATGCAATTGCAATCGTATGTTTAGGAACCAATGATAAACCAACGATCGAATTTTTGACAGAAGCAGCCGGAATTACAACAGAAGATGCCAAATCCTCACTAAATTATATGATTGATCTACGTGTTATGCCACATGAAGATGAGCTTATTTTGTGTCCGACTTTGGATAAAAATCCAATTGTTGCAAGAAAGATCAGGTTTTAAGAAGTAGGGCTGGAATTCTCGGTTAATTGTTTTGCATGTATGCCAAAATTGAATCAGAACTGTTTCGTTTCCGGTGACGAGATTTCTATATTTTGAGCCTTATCATAAGCAAACGAAAACACGTGTAAATTATGTTGGCTCTGGAAGTTAGAAATCAGAACAACCGGAAACAAAAACATGTTGCGAACAGAAAGGATCAGTTTTTATGGAAATAAAAGAATTTAGCGTACGAGAAGTGAATATAGCACTTGATCCATCCTGGACTCCAACAAATCTGCAAGTAATATTCAAAAAGATCGATGAAACCAGGTTTCGAGTTTGTGGGATTCGGTATCGATTTGGTGGGGATCCTGTACAGAAACTTTATGGGATTTTTGATTATGATATCAATATCAGTGGAGCTCCGATAGATCGTACCGATAACATCTTGAAACAGTATTATCCTGGTGGAATCGAGGAAGTCAAAGAGATTTTTGGCTCAGAAGCTAATTATGTGATCGCCGATTCATGGATTCCATATATAGTTCCTCTTGATCCATACGAGATCGAAGAAGAATATACATCTGAAGACGAAGCGTTGAGAGCGATGCAGGAATATATCAAAAGTGAATTGAATGGAGAGCAACCAGAATTTGAGAAACACAGGCAGTGTCCATCCAGCATGATTAGATCGATTACAAATTGTGGTGTAGCGAAAAGTTAGAAATAAGTTTTTGTTTTCCGACACATGTTTAGGGTAACAAATTGAGAAGGGGAATAATTATCATGATTAAGATACCAGAAATAACATCAGCCGAATTATTAAATCGATTGGAGACAGCTTTGTATTCGAACGAAGAATTAGAACATAGTCAGCACTTCCAGGACGTGAAAAATATGGAAGTGAATCCAGACGACATCGATTCTGATTTACAGGGACCAAATCCGGCACAGATGCAGACTTCTACACAAAGTTTTGTTGTATGGACGGACGATTTGCAATGTTTGATAACGGGCGACCTGGAATGCGCTGACGAAGATCTCGATCGCTAATGATCATTGAACAATACCTGCGGATACTCATAATGGGTGCCCACAGGTATTATTTTTGTTTTGCAGATATCTTTCCCGGCACATATTTATAGTATCCAAAACAAAACACAGCCTGCAAATAAAAAGTCAAGGCTAAAATGAAAGAACTTTGAAAATTTTATACAGGTTGAAAATTAGACATCAAAACAAGACCACCACACCAGTGCTGGTCTGAAAGGTATAGTAGAT